TGTATTCCAAACAAAAAAGAGCAGCGTATATTTCAAGCTGCTCCATGTGCGCCGGCACGACACCGGTCTTCAAATCGTGAATACGAAGCGTACCATTCCGAAATACAATCGTATCGGCGGTGCCAAAGCAATTTTCTGAATAGAACAGAATCTGTTCAGGCACCATACGAAAACTAATTGCGTCATTGACATACATGTTCAATGTTTTCTGTGACTTGGGGAGTTTTTGCCCCAAAGTGATACATTGACATGCAAAGTCATGTAGAACGGTTCCTCGCTGTGTGGCCAAAAACTTTGAATAAGCATCGGCTACTTTTGTTTCATCATAGTTAATCCAATGATACTTGCTGGCACCAAGAAAAGCGTGTTGCCCTTCAAGATTGGAATGATTGTTGAAGATCATGCAGCACTTCCTCCTTGTTCTCGGGGCAAATAAATCTGGAAAAAGACATCTCGTCCATCTTGCCCACATAATATTCTTGGTTCGGTTGCTTTTTTGCGCCAGCGTGTTGTTTACATTCCAGAGCAGCCCATTTGTCATTGAACAGAATAAGCAGATCAGGAATGCCCTGTAAATATCCAGAGTCGCTTTTCATCACGATGCAACCCGGAAAAAGTTTCTTAAGCTCCTTAATGAGCTTCGATTGAAATTGACTTTCGAGCATTGGCAAATGAGCCTCCTTTCATGTAGTTTTTCAAAACTAAAAAGAGAATGTCTATTCTTAAAAATAGCTTTTTTACTCCTCTCTTCATAAAAGGACATGTTTTTTTCGCGCGGCGGAAAAGGCATAAAAAAAAGAACCGCTATTAGCGGCTCAATCAGATAAGAACTCAGGATGGCTTTTCAGGATATACTCGTTATTGAGTATCTGCACTCCAAGAAAAAGTTCCTTCAATTCTTGCTCAGAGTCTGGATGCTTCTCCAGAAGCTTGTCCATTATTTTGCCCATGTGATTGTTTACCTGAAGGTAATGTTCCTTGGTGCCGATTTTCTTAGAATATTTCATGACTTTCTCCTTTGCATAATAAAAAAGACCGAGACACCGTTTAAGTATCTCGGTCAAATATTTTGTAATAGCTCAGCTATTGTTTCTGAGGTATCGGATTAAAATCCAAATAAGCCATAAACCACCGGTGCATAACACCAAAATAAAGTCCAATAGCAAACCGCCGAAGCCACGCTTCTTTGTTGTGCTCCTATTGCTCTTGCTCATTGTGATCCTCCTTTTCAGTGGATTTGTGAAAAGCGGAAGGAATCTTTTTGGCACTCTCTTGCACTGTGCTGATTATTCCATTCACCACTCGTTTTGTGTTTTCTTTCCATTCTGTTCGCTTTATACTTTTCTCAAGATGTTGTTCTTCTTTATGCTTCTCAGAAATATCAAACATTCTTTGACTTTCATCAATCACCTCTTGAGGTATATATTTAACCAGAACAGCTGTTCCTCGTTCAACTTTGGTTTTGCTCTTTGGATGAGTTTTGATGACTTGAGAATCGAAGCACTGACGATACTGAATATTTGCATCGGCTGTCGACATCTTCACAAGAGTCGCTTTTAGTCCGCAACTTTCCAATATTTCGACTGCTTGTTCAACAGATAACGGATATTCTTTTGAATGCAACACAGGTACGGCAACAAGCTTTTTTCGTTCTTCTATAGTTTTATCTGCATAATCACGAACAGCATCAATCGCCGGCTTTACCAATGGCACTATTGACGCAGCCATGGCTACTCCCGCAGCAATATTACCGCTTGTGTTTTTTGTCAACTTCTTCTCACTCATCTCATTATCCCATCCTTTCCGAGGGCATTAAAAAAGTGCGCCCCCACAACGAGAGACGCACTGAAAAAGTGTCAACCCTCATTGTTGCCACACAATCTCAATCAAGCCGCAAAGGGACAAATGAAATGAGTAAAGAGAGAAAACACTTTTTACCAAAGCAGTTTTCCCTAAACGACTTGAACATATTAGATTGTGTGGCTCTTATAGTATAGCACAGCCTGAAAGAAAAAGAAAGAACTTTCGGTAAAAAGTCTTGACATTTCCATCGACTTGTGCTATGTATTTCGGCTTCTGGTCAAATGCCCACTTTACTCGCCCTATTTATATATTTATTAAAACTTTTTATCGCAATTAAATAAGAAATAAAAGTGGGAAAGTGGGCTTTTTTCGCAAGAAAATTTTCAAATCGGCGCAAATCGGCCATTTTGGGGCAAAAAACGCCTAAAAAGTGCCATTTTCAGAAAATGCCTCCGAATTTTTCTGCCCACTTTTGGTTTTCAAAACCGGGCTTTTGCCCACTTTTTCTGGGCTTTTTTTAGGAAAATTGTCCGTACACGCTTAAAAATTTTTTCAAAAGTGGGCTTTTGCCCGAATCCGCCAAATAAAAGTGGGCTAAAATTTACACAATTTTTAAGTATGTACGGACTCATTTCTCTCATCTCCAAACCCGTCCGTTCCGTTTATCAATCAGAATAATCCGACCTTCGATCTCAAAGCCAGCCAACTCGCACAAGTAAAACAGTGTATGCAGCAGTCTATGAAATCTTTCGTCTTCTTCACGATCAATATTCTTGAGGGCTTCGTAAGCGGTCGGGTCAGGATATCCTTCGGCATTTCGTCGAGGATTAGTAGTGTTCGCCATGATGCAGGTACTCCTTTCTTCTAAGTTTGTTTCAAGATCGCTACGCCTTCTTTCAAGCTTTCCGGAATATCAATGACTCGCTGATTACGGCTTCCTCTGAAGTCAAGCTCCAACGATTTTTCAGCCTGTACGAACGGGCCGTCAACAAGCACATCAATATGTTTCAGAAGCTCGATGCCTTGCCTGTACAAGTCTTCAAAAAGATAACCAGTGTAGCACCAAACGCTAAGCCCCATTTCATGAGCTTTTTCAGCGATCAGAGCACACTGGTAAATCTGACAGAACGGCTCGCCTCCGGAAATGGTGATGCCGTCTATCCAATTTTTTCTTTTTGAAATATCATCGAGTATATCTTCGATCAACACGAGCTTTCCGCCACCGAATGGGTGAGTTTGAGGATTGTGGCAGCCGGGGCAATGATGCGGACAGCCCTGTGTAAATATCACATACCGGATTCCTTCCCCGTCAACAATAGACTCCGATTCAATCCCCGAAATTCGAATCAACTTCATGTTTGACACGATCTCGCTCCTCCGCACGCTTAGCGTCATTCCACTTATCAAGAGTTCCGACCAAATATCCAGTGATGCGACGAATGCGTTCGAACGGAACTCCATCAGCCTCGCTCCGTCCGCAGCAGGGGCAAACATCGTTGATAATTCCGTTATAACCGCAGACCGGATCTCGATCTACAGGATGGTTAATGCTGCCATAGCCAATGCCAGCTTCTTTCATGTGCCTTACAACCCGCTCGAATGCGGCAAGGTTCTTAGTCGGGTCACCATCTAACTCAACATAAGAAATGTGACCTGCGTTGGTAAGAGCATGATACGGTGCTTCAATATCAATTTTCTTAAGTGCAGGAAGATTATAATATACCGGAACATGGAAGCTGTTGGTGTAGTATTCACGGTCGGTAACTCCTTTGATAATTCCGTATCTTTCCCTGTCAGATCGAAGCAGCCTCCCAGCTAAACTCTCAGCGGGAGTAGCCAGACAGGTCACATTCATACCGAGTTCGGTACTCTTGCGATTGCAGTAGTCACGAATATAACCGACAATACGCAAGCCAAGTTCCTGAGAAAACTCATCTTCACCGTGATGCTTGCCGTTAAGCGCTACAAGGCACTCTGCAAGCCCACAGAAGCCGATAGACAGTGTCCCATGCTTCAAGACATCTCCAACCGTGTCATCGGGAGAAAGCCCGTCAGAGTCCATCCAGACACCTTCTCCCATAAGGAATGGGAAGTTACGAACAATTCTCGAAGCCTGAATTTTGTATCGATCGAGAAGCTGCTGCATGGTTTTGTCGAGCATTCCGTCAAGCAGTTTGAAAAACTGAGGAATATCACCGCCAACCACAATAGCAAGCCTTGGGAGATTGATAGAAGTGAAACTCAGATTACCTCTTCCGGGAGCGATCTCACGAGACGGGTCATAAACATTACCCATTACACGAGTACGGCAACCCATGTAGGCAACCTCCGTTTCAGGATGACCGGGCTTGTAATATTGGAGATTGAAAGGTGCGTCAATAAAAGCGAAGTTAGGAAACAGACGCTTGGCACTGACCTTCATCGCCAGTTTGAACAGGTCATAATTCGGGTCATCGGGATTATAGTTGACTCCCTCCTTGACACGGAAAATCTGAATCGGGAAGATAGGCGTTTCGCCATGACCGAGTCCTGCTTCTGTAGCAAGCAGAAGCTGCTCAATAGCAAGACGACCTTCCCAAGATGTATCTGTGCCATAGTTAATAGAGCTGAACGGAACCTGAGCGCCGGCACGGGAATGCATGGTATTCAGATTATGAATAAACCCCTCCATAGCCTGATAGGTATCACGAGTGGTCTTTTCCATAGCATAGTCCAGAATCCATTCCTTATCTTTCAGGTCATTGAGGCGTTCGCAGATCTCATAACCCTCTTTCAGGTACTTCTGATAGGTGTAACGGACACCCTCAGCCATAGCATAATCGAAGTCCACAACACTCTGTCCGCCATGCTGGTCATTTTGATTTGACTGGATAGCAATAGCAGCCAAAGCTGCATACGAACCAATGCTTTTTGGTGCTCTCAGATGGCCGTGCCCGGTATTGAATCCATTCTTAAAGAGTTTGCGAAGTTCAATCTGCGTGCAGGTCGTCGTCCATGCATAGAAGTCAAGGTCATGTATGTGAATCCATCCATCGCGGTGAAGTTCTGCAATTGCAGGTTTAATCAAATACTCCAAATTGTACTCCTTGGCGGTATTGGCACCATATTGCAGCATAGCCCCCATGGGGGAGTCACCGTTGATGTTGGCGTTATCTCGTTTCAAGTCGCTGTCCTTTGCTTGAAGAACGGTAATACTATCAAAAATAGCTTTTACCTTTTCTCCGAATCGTTCATTCATAGAAAACCCTCCTTAAATATCATCCTGATTGCGATGCAGACTGTGTTCAGCGTCGAAACCATCCGGATACCTGGCTTTCAGTTTATCCACATTCATCTGCATGATGGTTTCAAGGTCATACCCAATAGCGTTTGCACTTACAGCGAGATACCAAGCCACATCTCCAAGCTCTTTAGCCATATGTTCAGTGTCCAGTTCGTGCCCCTGAAACAGATGCTTTTTCAAAATATCAATTGCTTCGCCGGCTTCTCCGTTCAGACCCATTAAGCCATTGAGCAGAAGTCTCTCAGGCGGTAAATCTCCTGGGGCTGTGCGAAGAGCTGCCTGCTGATAGTCGTTCGGCGTCATATTTTTTCCTCCTGTGATTACGATTTACCAGTGCAATAGCCTGGTTTATTTGAATATCAAGCTGACGTTGTTCTTTTGCTTCCCGCAGACGGTCACGAACAGCCTGAATATCCGCTTTTGTCGCTTCTCTGGCAAGCATAGTTTTCTCCTTTACACAAAAATAAGAGCCAAGGTTTAACCTCAGCTCTTACATGACTTGTTAATTTTTCGATTTGTGGTATTTCCAGGCTTCACAAACCGTTTCCTTGCATTTCGGATAATCAGGGCGTCCGCATTTGTTGCAGATAAGCTCTTTCCGTCCGAGATCCGGAATATCTTCCTCAAATTCTCTGATAACAGTTGTCCATGTGCCGTCTTTTCTTCGAACAGGACAGGACATTCTGGATTTAACTTTCATCCTTGTTACACATCCTTTCAATAACGGTCATGCAATAAGGTCTAAAGAATTTATCAAAGATTGCTACCGGCACAGTAATAATCAATAATATCCAAAATATGTCTCGAATAATTCTCATTTGACGACCTCCTCGTAGTATTTTACCATAAATATAACAAAAGTAAAAGGGCTTGTTACGGCCCCTTTACTTTTGAAATCGAGTAACTTACGAAATCATGATCTTGTAGCGCTCGTTCAGTTCTTCGAACACTTCTTGATCTGCTGCAATGCTGATGTGAAACTCAATCTTGCCCTTTTCGTTCAACACGGTTTGGACAGCAGGTTGAAGTTTCTCAGCAAACAGCATTCTCAAACAAGTGCCGAGTTGCCGATCATTAACTGCCAGAAAATAATTCATTGTGCGTTACCTCCTTTCATAATAGGGGGTGTATTTTTCGTGCAGTTTCAGAGAATTGCTTCTCCGGAACGATAGGTTTCCGTCCAGTTTTGATGGTACTTACAACCAACAGATATCCCACTGATGAAGTCATAATGAATCACTTTCTTTGATGTGATTTTTCCATCGGGTGTATCCCGGGTTATGGCCGCGTTTTCAACTGCTTTGAGAATATCAAGGTAGTCCTGCTTATAGGTGCATACTTCCCGATGAGTGCAGCGAGTACATAAGGTTTCTTTTACTCCGGCATCAAACATCTGCTTTTTCCTCCTTACCAGTAATAAGCTCAGAATAAGGTAGTCTCTCAATCCAGTCGCAGAGAGTATGCCACTCATCGAGCTTGTGGTTACGACGGGACTTGTAGATGTTTGCCAGAACCTCATAGTTCAGCATGACCGTCCGCTTCTGGTTGTATGAACTGGGGAGAAGCTGGATCATCTGCCACCATGGGATCTTTGGATCATCGTAGGCATTTTTATTAAACGAATCTCTATTAAGATTTAGAATATGTATAACACCTTCTAAGCAGCTCCGCGAAACTACATCCAAATGTTCATGGCTGAAGTCCTCCAGTGTAAACTCCTTCGCTGCAATTTTGTGCATCGTGGAGCAGGAGTTAGCAACCGTACCAACTTTGTAGGTGTCGAACTCCTTCCACCAGTACAGCGGGGCAGTGATGTCGAGATAGACGGTAATCATCCGCATGAACTTGCGATGGTCTGTGCCGGCATTGCGGAGGGTGGTCATGAGTGTTAAATCATCGCCCCCGAGAATATATTTTGTGCCAATCTCCACATCGTCAGCGTGGCAATCAGTGTATACACAATCTGCGCAATGAGCTGGACCATGCGTGGCGCAAACACCACTATCGCTCTTCTCCCAAGAGTTCTTAGGGTTCCGCATACCACGAATGGCGTGCTCCCAACCCATGACTTCAGTGTTTTCAATTTTCAGCATTTTCTACCTCCGTAAGCTTCGTCCGAATCATTTCCAGAATTTCCTCTACAATCGAACGAGTATTGTTGTGTAATTTAATATAGGCTTCATGGTCTTTGTACCAGGCAAACATTTCGGAAAGATCCCCTTTAATCCAACTGAATGCCCACCAGTCACAAACCATCTCAATAATATATGGGTACGGCATTTCAATAAGGATAGTTCCTTCTTTAGGCTCATCATTGATTAAAACCCAGTGCTGCCAATGATGTGGGTTTCGATGAATATGCATGAGCCATGCCCGGTTAAATGCTTCAATGACTGCTGGGGTTTGCTCTCCGTAGAAATAGTCATCATAAGGCTTGTACTCATCTGGTGTGTTCTTCGACATGTCATGAAATTCAATATTTCGAGTAGCCTCCACATCTGTTAGCTCTGGAATATAAGCAGCGATCCACTGGTAAGCTTTTTTCACAGCTTGTCTGTGGTTTTCCAGATATTTGTCATACTTTTGTGACATCAGATTCTCCTTTCTTATAGATAACCCGATCGCAAGCAACTTTGTTTATCACGCTGGTTGTGTAGTCGATTGTAGGTACCTCATGCTGCTCGAAATGGATTACTATGGAAAAATCGGTGATTAAATCATTTTCAGGATGTACCATCGTTTCAGCTCGGTTGATAAGTTCTTGGCCAGCGTCTTTTATTTGCTGAACAAGAGCATCACGATATCCATTAGCCATTTTTTTCGATCCCCTTTCTCAATTCATGAGCCATAGTCACCCGTTCCTCAAGCCCCGGCATATGAGGGCAGGGATAATCGAGACCACAAAATAGACAAGTAACACCTCTCGTAAGAGTAAAGCATCGATTGCATAAAACCCGACAACTTTCTTTAAGCAAATCATTTTCGCTTTCAAGCTTTGAAACTTTTTCGTGGTAGTCAGTCTGAAGATCTGACAGCTGTTTTTTCAATCGTGCATTTTCTTCAGTAGCATCTGACGAAAGTGCCTTTCTGAACTCCTCAAGATTCATGTTTCTTTTCTCCTTTCAGAAATATCACTCTTGATCGAGCCGTGCCTGTTTAAGGATGCGACCAATTTCATAAACAGATTTTGCCTGTGCAATTTTTCTCTTAACTTCTTCGCTATAGCAAAGTTCCGTTGCAATATCAATCGCATCCTTTTTCTCGGTATCAAGAATTGTTTTTGCTTTCATAGTTCATTGGTTTGTGGGAATTTGTATTGCCGGGTTCTGCGAGACAGTCATTGCACGGGTCTTTGGACTCTTCAAGACCGTGGTGCTTGCACGATTTGCAATACTGGTCAAAATAGACTTCCTTTTCTTCATTCATCTGCAAAAACTCCTTACAAAATCCACATAATAAGCTTGATCGTCGCAGCTACGATAATCGCACTGGCACACAAAGACATCAGAATAGCGATAGCCTGCCCGATTTTATAAGCAAGGCTGCCACTCTTCTTCGTTTCTGGACGATATAATGTATCTTTTTCGTATTCAGGCATATATTATCCTCCAATCTGAAGTCCGAGATGAGAATATAAATCCTTATAAAGGATCTTCTCCAACTCGTCCTTATACATTGTTACAACTTTGCCGTCTACTACACGGCTTACAGTTTCTCTCAAAATGGGAGCTGCTATATCAGCAGTAACCGGGACTTTGACATCTGCCATAATCGGTTCTGGTAAATATCTCAATGCTTCCATTTCCTTGTGCTCACAGGTCTCGACAAAAGGACATTCATGGCATTGCTTCGTCAGTCTTGCCAACGCCATCGTTCGTCACCTTCTTTCTCAGGTATCGCTCAATGTTTTTGCACCGATTTCGATTTGAGCATCGAATGACCGTGTCGGATATGACGATCTCTTCACTCATTCCGTATGCTTTTTGCGGTCGTTGAACATCTGGATCGAAGTCCATGCAAGCAGAGCAATACTCCGCGACATCAATTGTTATCATCTTTTTTCCTTTCTCAGGCAGCTTTGGGTTTATAGCTGCCGACATACTTGGTTTCGTTGAAATTCCGCTTCTCGCTTAACGCTCGACTGATAGCCAAATCAATGCCGGAACGGGATTTCAAATGGTAGTAATATAAATCTTTGAACGGAGTATTTAAGCGATCGGTTCGTCCTGCTGATTGCTTCATGATTTTGTAAGAGTAGTTCTGCGAGTAAAACACAATGGTGTCCGTACTAATGCAGTTCCATCCTTCGGCTCCAGCGGTGTATTGAACCAAATATACCCAACTGTCACAAGTCGGAATTGGTTGATGCTTATGACCGTTCCATTCTGCAATTTCAACATTTTCTCCATAGTAGAGATTTTTCAGAATATCAAGCTCATAATCAAAATTGTAAAAGACGATCATTTTGGGGTGCTTCTCAAACAATTCCATCAGAGCGATTTGTCTGGACTCATCCTCATTTACGATGCGTCGCCATACATAGCAAAGCTCTCCAGCATTTACAATCGGCTCGTTTTTGTACGGATTCCAACGAAGACGGCTTGTCTCTTTATACTTTGCTATATCGTAATTGACATAAACATCCTCATGGTGTGAGCAGGTTTCTCGCTTGAAATCCATATCCACAAGAATGCGATTACGAAGCCGGATGAGTCGTCCTACTCCCAAATATCTGTCTACTTTCGGATACTTTCCGTTTACCCAAGTCATGACCATGTGTTCTTCTTTGAAAGCTGTACGGTTTTTGTAAAAGCCGTTTGCTACAAATACAGGAATATAATCCTCCCATGTGTCCCCTGGGGTAGCAGATAGAAGAATCCATTCGTTAAACTTGGCAATTTTCAGAAAAGCCTTTACCCATGCACCTGAACCGACAACGCGCTGCTCGTCAAATATAAAGAATGCGTCCGTAACCGTTGCATACTTCCCGATATTGTTCCAGGAGTCAACGACGACCTTATTTTTATAGGTATTGACTTCCGCGTGAACAGAGAGAAGGAAGGGCGAAAGCTCACCCTCCCATTCCAAAGTATCTCTCTTTCTCGCCGTGGTGATGATGTACAGGTCTTTTGGCGTACCTGGCATCCGAATATAACTCTTTGTGCCGAGCTTACCGCCATTCTGTTTGTAATAATAGGCTAAAGCTGTTCTGGATTTGCCACTACCGACACCGCCACAGAGAATGCAGCCGTTTTTCATTCTCTCAACAGCATCTGTTTGATAGTCTCGAAGTGATATGCCTGCCATCAGCGCCCTCCGAAGATCCGACGCAGCACCCAGACATTAGAAAAATACATTGGAGTGAACCAGTAATTCTCTTTGTCGTCGTTGTCTGTCATCGGTTCTGTCAGAGAGTTTCCGACCTTTACATATCCCGCTACCCCCAAAAGCGAAAGCTGAATATAACACATCAGCGCCACCGTTTCATCGATGTCCTGTGCAACGACGAGAAGATGATTTTGATGGTTCAGATTTGCTTTTTCCAACTGCTTCCTTGCAGCGTTGATTCCGGCAATCAATGTGGCTCCAGCACCGCAGCAAGGGTCATTGATTGAAATATAACCGTCCTGTTCTACCTTTTTTACAACATCATCCATCGTCATTTCAGCCATTAGTTCACAAACATGATACGGTGTAAAGATCTGACCGTTATGCTCGTCACCGAGCTTAAGGGACATGAAAATGCTGCCCAGAAAGTCCTGCTCCGGATTTTCTTCCAAAGCCAAGACAGTCTGAGCAGCCAGTTCAGGAAACACCTCTTGTTCCTGCTTATTGTACTTTTTGATGATTTCCAAATATAACGCTTCTCGCTTATCCCGGTGCTCCTTATCGAGAGGATTAGATAGCGAACAAGCGAACATAATAATAAAGTCACGCCAAACATCCCAAGCCCGATGTCGGTTAGTCAATCGTCCGAATGCATCTAAGAAAGCTTTTTCCGGAGACAAAACCTTTTTGCATTTTTTCCCAGCGGGCTTTTTTTGCTTTGGCGTTTCTTCTTCTTTCTCAGGCTCAGTCGTTTGCGGAAGCTCTTCCACCGGCTGATGAGGAGCAGTCTGAGTAACTGCTTTAGATTTAGTAGCCTTTTTGCGTTTCTTCTTTTTCTGCCACAACATGGCTTTACCTCCTTTCGGTTATTAAAGAGAATAAGGCTGTTTCCTCTTACCGTCATAGGCGTGCACACCTAATCGAGACCTTACTGGACATTTAACCAGACATGTACTAAGCTGGCACCTATTCACCTTTAGAAGGGCATCTCCTCAGGACCCTCCGTTTCGGCATACTTTTCAGCGAATTCGTCTTCTTCAATGGTGACATACATCGTCTTAAGGTACGCCTTGACGCCAGTCTTACCATTGACCTCCCAGTTGTAGGGACGGATAGTCAGGTCGACATTGCGGATCTCTGCGAAGTCCAGAGTTCCGATAGACTCCTCATCCAGCTGAGTCTTAGCTCGACGAGTAATCATAATAACCTTCGGGGGGATGTTGTCGAAGCTGACCGCCACCTGAATATAATGGCGAGGAGCCTCGTCCTCATCACGAGGAGCCAAAACACGAACATTCCAGCCATCCTCAATAAGCTTCTGCGCCATATCGGGATCTTCAATGACCACGCAGAAATTGCGGGAGCCAGCACGATTGTACTTGGACTCCTCACCCTTAAAGTTGCGGAAGATAATTCGAGCATTCTCGATGATGATGTTGTCTACTGCTTTGTAAGCCATAATTAGTTTCTCCTTTCAATTTTTGCGTTTATCGCATGGAAATGGACAAGTCCTGAACTCCTCATTGGGAATACAGGACTCGGTAGAATCAGCCGTGCACAAAATATAAATGAACACAGCAATTAACAGAATTAAAATCATAAGCATTACCTCACATCAAACGGCGTAGTATCGTCCTCATGAGGCTCGCCAGCTCCGAACCACGGTGGTGTGTTATCCGAAACATACGGTTCGTCCGCCGCAAAGCGTTCGAAGTCACCATAAACAGACAGAGACTTGACTGCTTCGTCTACCATGTTGTTGTAATAACCACGGTCAATGTCACCCTGTTTGTCCAGCTGCTTGACCATCTCGGACTCAAGCCAGCGGAAGCCCTTAGAACCCGTAGCAGCAGCGTAACCCTTTTCACCGGTCTTCTTGTTTTCAGTCTCACGAAGCAGAATGCCACCTCCGCAGCCAGGCTTAATCGGGCAGAACTGCCCAACCTTTCCGATGAAGTGGTAGTCGTGACCCTTGGCGATTTCGTCCGTTAGTTCTTCGACACGCTCACATTCAGTGGGCATCGGCTCAGTCATGCGTTTAGAATCGGTAATCTGTTTCCACAGTTTATCTCTTTCCGCTTCAAGGGCACTTACATCCGGCAGAGCCTCGTTCATGTCAAGATAGAGCGAGGAAGTCACAGACTTCGTTTCGCACATGTCCTCGAATTCGATGTTCTCCTTGCTGAAGAGCGTCTTGAAAACATAAGGAATCTGGAACTGTGTACCGGTTGCCGTCCACGCATACGGATGCTTCTTGTTCTCCTTGCAAATATCCTTTGCAGAGTCGATGTACTTTTTCCCGTACAGGTCACAGCACTTCTCGACTGTAGCATAACGAGCAATATAAACCGCATCGTTTACCAGACACATACGGTCGTAGGTTGCTTCGTGTTCAAAGTTGTACCCATACAGCTTGCCGTATTCAGTTACAAACTTGATGATCTCAGGCGTTGCATCCGGAATCTTGATGGAGTCGGTTTTTATGTGTGCCACAGTAAAGCCCTGACTCTGAACAGCGTGCTTGAGATTGACCATGAACAGGGCCCCTCGTTTAGCAACGATGTTATCCTTGTTACGGTTATCCCGGAACGGGTTTTCAAATCCGGCTGAGGTCAGACCGTACACGGAGTTAATCGCGATTTTCAGAGCCTGTGCCAAGTCAGCCGCAGCATTCTCGTCAGTCAGGTACTTAGCCAATGCACCACCCAGCATCTTCTTTGCTTTGTCAAAATCCTTATGCTTGATAGCAATACGAGCCTGGAGAATTTCATTGAACCGTTTCGTGTATTCCGGTCCGAAGAGTTCTTCTGCTACAATACTGCTCGGATGCATAGAGGCAATATCCAACAGAGCAATGTTACTGTACATACCGGGTTCAGAATATACATAGCCGCCCTCACCGACTTCTTCACCTCTGTAGACAGACTTGCCGCCTTCGAATGTGTAGCCAGGAAAGATGGGACGATGGTTTTTATCGAACTGTGTGAACTCGTCGTAGTCTTCAAGCCCCATTGTAAACGGAAGATCCGCATTAGGATCGAAGATCTGACTCTCGTCACCCATGAAACGGTAATTGAACTGATCCTGAGGCTTGCGGTTGTTGCCAAATATAATTTTGGTGGTCAGCGAGTTCGTCGTATCATTAACTGACATCCCCGCAACATCCGCCAGAATCTGACGAGCCGTGAAGTCTGCTTTACGAGCATTAAAGGTTGCTTCTGTTGCAATGACATCGTTGTCACAATACTCGGCGACCTTTGTCCAAAGCTCCTCCGGTACAGGCTTGTCCCAGGGAAGACCAAGTTCCTGATGGTGAATACCCAGTTCAATCTCGAACTTCTTCAAAGATTGCTTTTTACTGGAAAAGTCATATACATCCGTATACGATACATTATAGGCTTCACCGAAGAAACAATTTGCGCTGCCGTTGATGATCTTTGTCGAGAGATTATAAAGCTGTTCGTTCGTATATCCCATCAACCGGGCATAAAGAATATGATTATCGTACCGACGGCAGTTGAAGCCAACCAGACGGAATCGCATCAGCTCCTCGATCTCAGTCGGGGTGGGGTTAATCATACGAACCACCGGCTTACCCTCACCCTCGATTTTCCAGTTCACCAAGAACAAGTTTGGAAACACCTCAACATCGTAAAATACAAGCTTGGCGTCATCATTTTTTGCTCCTGCTGACTGGTCTGCGGACTTAAACTGCATCTTGTTGACTAACTTGATACAGTAATCCGCCTGATGTGTGCTACTCGCTGCAAATGCCAAAACAGCATTCCGCATATCCGTCACATCATAATTGAGTCCGCTTGCATAAGCATCCTCAAGAATTTTGTAAATGAAGTCGATACTGGGCTTTGTTGCCGGATGGTACTCCTTGTTGAGATTTCGCTTGATTTGCGTTCTAAGCCCTTTCTCGCTCTTCACCCCTTCAAAATTTATCACTTGTTTTTCTCCTTTCAGTGGCAAACCAGAATTGATCGTTGCGATAGGCAAGTCATTACACTTTGTCAGCTTTCTGCGCAGCGAGCTTTTACCGGTGAAGACTTTCACTTCAATATGATCGTCGTACACTCGGCTGAGCTTGCTGACATCACCGGCATAAATATAATGAAGGTGGATGCCCTGACCGCTTTTGCTGAGTTCAGCATAGGTCGGCGGCCATTTACTCGCTTCTTTGAGATTCAGTTCATACGACTTATTGCCGTCCATATCCTGAATATCAAAGTCGATAACAATATGGTTCTCCGGGACTTTCACATAATGCAATCTGGATGTGGACAGGTCGCTCAACTTAGTAGAAACTTCATCCCATTTGGAAGTTGGTGTCTCTTTAGCCGAAGCATACTGAGCAGGACAATCTGCGCATTCTCTGTCAAATACCGATTTCTGTTTTAAGAACTCGATCAGTTTATGCTCAGGCTCGTCTTGCTCGGTAAGTGTCTTATCCTCGAATTTCTCGGTTCGAAAACCAATGTAATAACTTCGCACACGAGTTCCGTCATCGAGATTGAACCTCTCCTTGTAATCCCGGAAATAGTTTTTCAGTTCCTCCTTAAATATCCTCTGAGAGAATGGGAAGGTAACTTTTGCCTCATCGCAATAGGTTTTATACATCTCCCATGAGGCTTTGAGAGTTGTCCCGTCTTCTTTCTTGAAGACATGGTAAGAATCAATAATGAAGTTATAGAAATCATTAGATGCACCAAGCATCGTCACGGGAATATAATCATCGTATCTGCCCGGATTCTCCAGATAGACTTCCTGGCAATGATAAGCAATTGCACCGAGTTCAAATTCGATCTGCTTTGTCACCGCCTTGTATTCCTTGGGACTTAATTTGTTTCCGGAAGGGGACACATCGATCAATCGTCTGATAAGACCTGACTTTGCGTCCGTAATCTTGACCGGTTTATTGGTGCCCATGAACAGGAAGCACTTGAAGCGGTTTGCGTAGGTCGATTTGAACTTTTCATTTACTGTCATCAGCTCGTGAGAAACCAAACTGTTCAGTCGGGTGTTGTCCTCGATGCGAGATAAGTCACCGTCATGCTGAATTGCCACGAGTGGATTCGTCTTGAATGCCTCTAATGCAAAGGAATTACTGGACGAACCCAGTGCTTTCGCATCGAAGACGGAATAATATCCTTCAAAGAGCTGCTGAACAATGTTCAGAACCGTAGACTTACCCGTACCTGCTGCACCGTACAGAACCATAAATTTCTGCAATTTCTTCGACTCTCCACAGACAATAGAACCAATAGCCCATTCAATTTTTGTTCGCTCTTCTTCAGAGTAAATTGTGGACATCAGCTTATTCCATGCATCCGTGGCCCCTTCTTCAAGAGGATAGTTCAGCCGCTTACTTGCGTAGTCTTTTTTGTTCGTCGGTGTATTGGAGAATATAAGTTTCTCATCAAGCATGTGGAAAGAGTCTCGCATCTGCTTTTGACAGTATTTATGCCATGAATCGATCATTCCAGATTCGGAATCCCACATGTGCAGAACTTTAATACTCGAATCAAAGTTTTTGCGGTTTTCCTCTGCATACTTGTCAAGTTCCCGGTCAATAAGCTGGAGTGCATCTTGCTCGTCCGTAGACCATAAACCTCGGTCTTCTAACCAAATAGCATAGAAGTCACCGCCTCTAATCATCAGATCGGAGCTTTTCTTAATGATAAACTTCGGATAGATTTCTATTACACCACGCTTCGTACTACGGGTCGAAATCATTAAAAAGTCGATCATCGAAGTTCTTTAGTCTCCTTCCGTTTTTCTAAGCTCCTTGATTTCGTTTTTAAGGTTCCCGATCTCATCACGCATACTGCGAATCTCCAAGTCCTGGATAAGCATGTTCACAGTCATAACTGTGGCAACCATGACGGTGCTACGATTGAAAGACCTCTGCTTTCTGAGCGTCTTAGCAAACACACGCATCGCAGTTTCGGAGCAGCGAAGACTGCCGAAAATATAACGAATCATTTCATCCATGTTTCTTTTCTCCTTTCATGTCGGCAAGAAATTGATCGATCGTTTCAAACTTCCAAGCCTTCGGCTCTCTCAACGAAAATATAAATTCCTGTCCGTTGGTTTTGCGAATTCGAATGCTGTTTTTACCATTTGGGAAGTATTCTTTTACCTCCTTTGCCTGGTCGGGTAAGCATGTCTGAAAAAACCCGTATACTTGTGTATGAATCATGGTAATTCTCCCTTATAGGATGCTGTCCAAATACCAATTCATCTGCCACCAGATTTCGACAGTTCTCATGTCATACTTGCAGCGTTCGACGGTAAACAAACCGCCTTCGCCATTTCGCTTGTATTTGCGGTTCATAAATCGAGATATTACGTCGTCCGTATACGCCGCATCAAATCGAGAATCACTCATCTGCCCTAAACCCAGACTGACAATCATGTTCCAGAACCACTGTCCCATGCGATTGCCGATATCTGGGTCGGTCATAATATGTTCTTCGCAACGAAACGCTAAGGCAATAAGCATCTCCAATACACTGCAAGGGCGGTTATCCAGATAACTGGCAATCATAGAACCCTCGTATTCTTTTTCATAACCAAAACGATACCGGAGGTCTATCCCATCTTCTGCTCGATTTCCGTCCATCGGCAGCATATATTGAAAATCAATATTATGCAGATGACGAAGAAGCTTCTGATAAGACAGCCTCCGGCTATATCGTTCGTTACATACGAGCTGACACATCCACTCAAAATATTCATTGTTCAGCTCAATTTCAGTCATTCGATCCTCCTATTAGTAGTTGGAGCCTTCCGCCACATCGGAGAAAGAACGATTGTCTCTGAGAATTTCATAGTCACATCTCAGGCGATCGTTACGAATAAAGACCGAATCGTCCTCATACTCCCCGAAATGTTCAGCAAATTCCTCGCCAACAGTGGCCTCAATATCCTCGACGACTTCATCTTCATCGTCGGCAAGGACTCCGTCACCAGCATAATAGACCAGACTGATCTGCGTGTAATTGTCATTCTCACCATAATTGTCCGGAGAGATGACATAAGGTTCATTGGGCATAGGATCATCCTTTTTCCCTTCAGTATTTTTCTTGCTGTGCTCCGTGTAATTGGTATAGCCCTCTTCCTGAAGCTTGGCAGCATAATTCACCAGGTCGGGTTTCAGCTTGGCAATATCCGCCTTATGCTGATTCTCCTCCTGCTTTTCATTGCTCTTTTCGTTCTTGGCAATATTAGTGTTTACGGGCTTTCTTTCGGCAAATGCGGCCTTCACAGAATCAATCTCTTCCTGCGTGATCTGCTCGTAATACCGTCTAAGACAAAGCCACGTCGCTGCGGCGCCTACTGTAGCCCCAGCTAAGAACATGGCAAAACCGGTTTTACTCATCTTCGTATTCCTCCTCGTCAGTTTGAATTGTGACAACAGTAATGGCGAGACCTCCGAACAGCAATGCTGCACTCAGGAGAATCCCGCCAGTAATGTGTCTTTTCCGCCGACTGTCCAGCATGGCGTCGACGGTTTAGATGAAATCATCCAAAATATCCATCATTTACTCCTTTCCACCAGAGAGAACAGCAATGCCTCCTACGAGACAAAGCCCTGCCATAGTGGAAAGAATGTACGAAAACAAAGCTTTCATTTTATGTTCTCCTTTCAGTCATAACTCGAAAAGTAGTGACAACACTCCTGAAACAAAGGCTCACCATACTTGCTGTATCCTCCGGCCATGAAGAACACACAATCGTAATTTGTCCGTTCCAAAAGTTCTTCCTTTACCAACTCAACAATCTCAGGCATGACATAACAACGGTCAATCCTGCTGTTCCACATTACGCTGAACTGATTGGGTTGATAAATAACATCGTACACAGTATCCGGGAAAGATGTATGGTCAATACGGTTAAGAATTGTATCAATGACTAAGCGTTTTCCCAGTTCTGTTTCTCCTTCAGCTTCACCCATGGTTACGAGTGCTATGAGGTCGATTTCTTCTTGTGTAAGAGGGTAGTCTGGCTCTTTCTCAACCTCAGGCGTTAAGTTAGGAGATTCCATCAGAAGATCAGCCATAATCATCGGCTCTGCCTCCGCAAGAACCGGATAAGATTGCTTAATCTCCAATGTTTCTTTATCTGTAGAGCGAACCACGCCGCATACTGCAAAACCAACAAAGAATATCATGCAGAGAACGGTGGCTATCGCTCGTGGTTTGATGCGCATTATTAAAACTCCTTTACATTAAAAATATCACCCCCAGTCCAAGTCTGAAGGTGATTGATTACATCTTTTCCCAGATGTTGCCCTCAACATTGAAATCGAGAAGAAGCGCCGGCTCATGACGACCATCCTCGGTCTCACGCTCTACCTCAACGATTCGGAAATTAACGTAGCCGTCCGGACCATCCTTTGTCCAACCGACAATCTGACCAGCAGGGGTACGAGGAAGATCAAGATCGTCCAGAACCTCATTCAGGAAGAGGTGACCACGGGTCTGAAGCTTGTCGTTTGCAAATGCCTGCTGTGCCTTGAGGAACATGCGGTTGTAATCGGGATTGGTTTCGTAGTTGCGGCTCTTGCTGTCGAAATATACAGCATAATCGCTCTGGAGATTAGGATCGGCGACCATCACGGTCTTCTTAACTTTCTTCTCCTTGCCGGTCTCGGGATCAACCTCGATTTCCTCGAACTTCTTCGCCTTGATGCCATACTTGAGTTCGGTATCGACCTGCTCGCCGAAACGCTCGATAACTCGACCACGATACTCCTTGAAGCTCTTATCGATTGCAGCATAAGCAGCACCAAGAGCCACATTGCGTTTACGCAGAATATTGTTAGATGCCAGAATACTGGTGATGGACAGAGTGCCAAGAATGATGGCAGGACCATAAAGCTTTGCGAGCTTCATTCCGGTCTGCGCATAGACCACAACCGTGTCCTTCTTGCCATCCTCGTTCATATACTCATGACCATTGATTGCACCGGTCTCCATTCCATCATGGATGGTATCGAGAGTACCCTTAGTTTCATCGAGAATCTCTGCTACCTTAGTGGTGGCCTTGCAAGCGAGAACGGCACTTACGACCGTACCGGCAATACCAGCCACAACGAGAATCTCGGGGCTGTGCTTCTTGAGCTTCATAACGGCCTTGGAAGCCACGCCGTTCACGCTCTTCATAATTTCAGTTTTATTTTTCATGGTTTGTTATTCTCCTTTTCAGTTTTTAGAGTTGATTTCAGCACCACAGGCAGCGTATCCAGCCAAATCGACATAGCTGTCGTCCGTAGCCGTTCCTGTCCTGATTCGTGCGATCTTAAGAAGCGCCATCATCATGGCAACATCATTTGCGGTAAATTCAACGCCTTTATAGACGCTCCAGAAGCCTGCAATAGCAGTGAAGTTATCTTCCGGAGAGCCGTATTCGTTCTCTCTCTGCCCACATACGCAAGCCTTTGCTTTATCGAGAGTCTCAGATCTGGTCATCATCTGCATCCTCCTCATCTGTAGAAATAAACGGAATATAGTCACGCTTACGCTCCTTAGCAATTACCTGACAGCCGCACATCGGGCAATCAAATGTGTCATATAAACTTTCTTCGGCAGTAGGGCCAAAGGCAACTGCCAAACCAGTCTTTCCGTTATCACGAGCAATATAATGTCTCTCGATAATGGCATTGAATTTAGTGCCACAAATTTTGCATTCAAGCATTATTTTTCTCCTTTCAATTCAGCGGGATAGCACGAGGCAGTTTCAGAATATAACCATCTCGAACTCGTACCGCAGTTGCACCGCCAATGTTTGTCCAACCGTAGCGGTTCATAGTGAAATTATCATTGGGAACACGAGCGAGATCATAGAAATCGGACACGCTCACCGTTCCGTACTGACTGATAATATCGTTCATTGCATCGAGAACCGCTTCTGCATCTCCACGAGTATCGAAGAGAATATCATCATAGTCAGGTGTATTGCGTCTATTGCCGACGGAACCTGCACGCACTCTATCTCCGCCTTGATCGTAATAGTTCCGATAAGACACCTTAGATGCCGTTCCGTTTTTCTTGCTGCGACCTGCCTCGCCGTACAGAATCATGTCAATACCGGTAGTGACAATGTCAGAAATCGCTTTCTTGACAGCAGGCACAATGACCTCCATCAAAATATAAGATTTGACATTGTTTGCATCTTCTGCAATAAAGACATCTGCGAATTTTTGCATCTCGCCTTTTTTTCGAGTTTTTGCAGCCCCGGTAATAACCGCCTCGACTTTCTTTTCTGACTGTTGCTCCTGACGAGCCTTATCAGAATTAGATTTGTAATCTTCCACTGGGTGATCTCCTTTCTTATGCCGGAATCAGCTTACCGGGCAGAGTAATTTTTGTGTTCGGCATCAAGCCGTTTTCTTTTTTATATCGATAGGCGAGATTGCTCTTCGCTTTCGCTTCCGTCGGAGCAACAGTAGTTGCCTTCCAACGATGCTGAACGCAATCATCAAATCGCATAACCGGACCGTCGTATTGATACTGCTGCATAATTTTTCCTCCTTTCGAGAGATAAAGAAAAAAGGGAAAGCACCTTGTTACAGGTACTCTCCCTTATCCGAACTTCTCAAATTCGCATTTTCAGTTGTCTTCGCTGACAACATCAGATTCTTCCAAGATAACCGTCTTTTCCTCAGCAGCCATCTTCTTCTGCTCGATCTGGGCTTTGATATTCGCGATCACCGGCTTTGCCACATACTTGTAGACGACCACGCCTACAACTACGCTCAAGCCGATACCCGCAGCAATCTTTACGCCCTTGCTCAAACCAGCGTTCTCGATAACCTCTTCGGTAGCCTCAACGACCTCGTTGTTCATAATCTCATTGTTGTTCATTGTGAAATCTCCTTTCAAATGTGTAAAATTGTGGAATGTTCTTCCATTAAATAAGTTGTAAATTTCGCGCGGCAAGTTTACTGATAGTCGTAAACAGGCGCTACCTGATAGTCAATCACCAGGCAGGGGGTACCATTTGCATCAAGCTGAGACGAGAATGCAAGGTCGATGTAGCCCTTATCAATGTTCCAACCGAGCATATCGCCCATTTTGGTTCCATCCAGACCAAGTTCATAGTAGAAATCGTTCAACGTGACATACATTTCATCACGCATCTGACGATTCAGTTCGTTCATGACCCTGGTAATCTTATCCCTGTCAGACTTGAAATATCGTCCGGACAAGACATCATAGCAGATCGTGTTGCCGCCGCTTTCAGTGAGAATCACTTCTCGAACAGGGTTCTTAACCATCTTGTCTTTCGACACAGAGTCTCGAATGGACTGTTCCTTTTTCTCACCAATTGTCTCAACGACTTTTTCCTGATACTCCTTCAAAGTAGACTCTGAAAGGGTATACGCCGTTGCCAGAGCAGCATTCCGACGAAGATTAGTCGAGCTTGCTCCAATCAGGCAGAAGACAGAGATGGAGCCTATAACGGCTGCCGGAATATAACAAGGCCAAGCCGTCTTGATGATATCCTTCGGCTCAAGTCTGTCCGTATCCAGCTCATCTTTTTTCTCTTCAAGCAGAATCAGAGCTTTCGGGGTTGCCTTTACCGCCATAACAGTGGTGGTAATCATACCGGCAATACCAATGCCAGTAAGAATTTCCGGACTATGTTTTTTCATTGCCGTCCGTACACTTTTGGCAATGCTTGCTAAACTTTGTTTAGGCATGATTTTCTCCTTTCGGTTAAACAAATAGTAGACTTAATTCTTCAGCTGTTTCGACCGCATTCTGAAATATAAAGCTACGCTGCTCATCCTCGCCGTAACAAGCATACATAGCCATCTCGAACATGAAGTTTTCGATGACGGTGATTGGATCATCGAAAGGCTTGTCCATGATTCGATCACAGATTTCATATGCAGCCCATTGCTGATATGACCTTTTTCTGAATTCATACTTTGGCCATGTGAAGGATGGGCTGAACAGATGTTCATCAACATATCGTTGAATAATTGAAACAGCCGTGCTTGCATCACACATATCGTTCGAATAAAGAAGAAGAGCCCTTGTTAGGACTCCTCGTCTTCTTCATCGTTAAGTGCGGCAAGCTTCTCATTGATGCGTTCATCAATTTTTTCTTCCATCTTCTTCTCGTTCACCCAGTCAGTGAGGAGCGTAGCCCCCATACCTACTGCGGTAGCGACAAGACCCAGGATTTTAACTAATTTTGCATTATTCATAAAGCGAAACCTCCTTTTCGTTTTCATAAAGTGAAATGTATTTTTTGCGAACTTACAGATCTTCCATCCACTCGGCTGTCGGCTCAAAAACCATGTCAATGACATAGATCTCCATGCCGTCATCCAAAGTGAGTCGGTGATGATTAAAGTCGATCCAATAAATATCACCATTACAGCTTGACCATCCAACAGCGTCTCCGAGTTCCGTCTTTTCAAGTCCAAGAAACTCATAAAAATCATTAAGTGGGATGACCCCTGCGAACATGAAATTGCGGTTTAGATGGTACTCAGCCTGAATGACCTTCTCGATAGTTGACTCAAAATATCTTTGCGAAAAACTATCGTAAAAAGTGCGGGAGACTTCTGGTTCCATGCCTTCACCAAAATCGAGGGAAGAATCGTACCAACCTCCATTCGCAGAGATGCTGATGTCCTTGCACTTTTCCTTGATGATGGAATCCATAATGGCATTATGCGCTTCCTCGCCATAGAGTTCTTTCAGCTTGTCCTTATACTCCTTATAAGAACTTTGGACGAGAGCATACGCACTTGTTAGTGCTGCCTGTTGGCGTCGGTTTAGTGCATTGGCACCCATAATGCAAGCGATAGTAGAAGCTCCAAATGCCACTGCCGGAATATAACATTTCCATGCAGCGATGAACGCCTCTTTCTTGGTGTACGCATATGGATCGCCATCATGCTTTTTGCGGCTGTCTGCATAAACTAACGCTACTGCTCGTGGGGTCACTTTGGCTGCGGCGATTGCAGTAACCACAACGCCGGCTGATGCTACAAAAGACAAAGCAACAGGCGAGTATTTCCTGATGCAAAGCCCTGACTTATGCAGCAACTTTTGAATTGCTTGGTTTTTGCTCATGTCTTTTCTCCTTTCATGTTTTTGTTATTTCATAGCCCTTAGAAGGTCTAAAATGTTCGCTGCCATTTCACTGGCAGATCGAAACATAAGACTTGTGTTTGGATTTACCCTCGCATACTTAGCGGTCTTCATCATGAATTCATGCGTGAGCTTACAGAATTCATCAATAGACCCTTCTTTTCGAGGGTAAATCCGTTCGGCGATAAAATCTCTGAGCTCGTCGACAGCCCATTGTGAGTAACTCGCTTTTTTATAATCTTCAGTCCATTTACCAAACAAAGGCGGCAGCCAAGCGTCCATGCGGTACATGTCATACAAGATTAAATCAAGCTGATCGATGCTCATGTCTTTTCTCCTTTCATGCGAAAATAAAAAGCAAGAGAGACTGTATCGGATTCGAACCGACGACCTCCACGGAAGTGTGGCGCTCTACCAACTGAGCTAACCCGTCTCTCATAATAAGACTTGTAAATTTCGCGCGGCAAAAGAAAAGAGCCGTTGTTAGCAGCTCCTTTCAGATTTTACAAACCAATACTTTTCAGGATTTTAGTAAGTTCATCTTTCTCAAGATCAGCATCTATATCCAGATGAACATGCGTCTTTCCGTCAACGACTGTGGCTTTTACCTCATTCAAATTCAGTTTTACATCATAACCAAATTTCTTTCGGATTGCCAAACTCGCCAATTTCGAGATAATGCTCGTAGTGAATTTAGAACCAATTTTCATTTCGTCCATGCTCCTTTTACTCCTTTCAAATAGCATTGTTTTCCATAACAGGAGCTGTAATTTTGGCGAAAAGAAAAGAGCCGTTGTTAGCGGCTCAATCCTCAATAAATCCAGTTTTCTTTTGCAAAGAACAACGGTATTGCGATAAACGCAAAGAATACTAACGCTGTTGCATCTTTGTCAATAAGTACCGGTAAGTACCCGCAAATAAGTAATACTACAGCATATAACTTGTTCTTTAGTGTTTTCATAATCCATGTCTCCCTTCAAAATTCAATGGTTTTTCATAAAGGGAGATGCGTTTTTTGCGCTTAGATATCCCGTCTATCGAATACGGTTTCCCATCGTTCTTTCTGAATTGGTTTCATTTTTAATGCCCACATAATTTGACGAACCGTTACAGTAGGGTATAGTCCGTCCGTACAAGCCCCAGCCCTCATTTCAAAATATTCTCGAAAATCAGGGTGCAAATATAAAGCGTCAGTAATCCAAGGGTCAACTTCGCTCCACCATGTACTTTTCGTCTCGGAGTCAAATCGTTGCTGAATTACTGCTAAACCTCTTTTCTCAATTCTGTAGAGAGTGCAGCTATTGTAAACCGGATGCTCGCAAATATAACGCTCGCCATACAAGGACAAGTAAATTTCCGGTTTGTCAAAGTGGTATCGCATATCCATCACCCATAAAAAGAAAAGAGAAAGAGCCCTCGTCAGGACTCCTTCCCCTTTGCTAATAGTCTTAATTAGTCGTCGCAGATCTGATCTCTGGTCGGATATAGAGCATCATATTCTTCATCGTTCTCCATACCGTAATGCTCTAAATCGACGGAGTGACCGCAAGCAGGGCATACTAAAGTATCTTCCCACTCGTCTTCAAATTCCATAAGTCCTCCGCATTCACTGCAAATATACCGTCCAGTAAGTAAACCGTCTCTCTGCGCGTCGTTAAAAAAGCTCATTGCAAATTACCTCCTTGATATTGTGTGGCACTATTAAGTATAGCGACCATCAGTATTTTATCAAGAGATAAAAAGCACTTTTACATCTCTCACAATAGCCCATGTAATTTTCGAGCAGGAGAAAAACGAAGAGAACGTGTTATATACACGAACTCTCCGCTTTTGGAACCGGTTTATTTCTTAGTCGGTCTGAATCGACTGAATAAACCTCTGAATGTCTGGGAGGTGAAAGTTCCGTCCTGTTCGAACTTGAAACCTCGTCTCATCCAAACGCCGTAGAACATCAACGGCAGCACCAGCTCAGCGGCAGCCATACCAAATCTGAAGTATCGATCTTTGACAGACTCTGCCATTTGAGCCGTCTTGGACTCTTGATCGATTTCACGATTCTCGATCTTGTCCAGACGCTCATAGGTATTCTTATCCTCTTCGAGCTTCAGTTTGTACAGCTTCGTCAAGCTATCCACTGCTGTGGTATGCTCCTGACTTCCGGATTCGAGAGATCCCAAGCGTTTAATTTCGGCTTTGATCTCCTCTTCCAACAAACTTCTGTTTTCTTCACCCATATTCGTTTCTCCTTTCGTTTTAATAGGGTTCCATAAAAGGAAGTGTTATTTGTGCGGAATAAAGTCTTCACGCTTCACTTCCAATAGGACAGTTCGTTGAATTACAATTTCATTAACGCTCTTTTTCAGTTCAAGAAAAAGATAGGGCCCGTCCGGATCAGACTTATCAATACGCAGAAAACCGACAGGATGCTTTCGACGAATGATAGATGAGACGGCAAACCCAATCAAGATTCCGACAACTACATAAATGACTTCCATAATGGTCTCCTTTCGAATTGTTTTTCAAAATTTCAACCCGGGGATTTTTCCAGATACTAATTTAACACATATACCTGTCACCTCCATCCGGGTTTTAATCTAAGTTAGAAAAAAGAAAGAGCCAATGCTATAGTGCATCAGCTCTCACTTCTCCATAAAGGACACTGTTATTCTTGCGAACCCTCGTAGACGATCTTCTTCCGTAAGTCAGACCAGGTTATATATCGGTCTTTACGGCATACGGGGCAATAGAACTTGCTTACTTTACCTCCGATGTCTGTCAGCTCACTGCTGTCGGCTTCAAGCCTACTCTGGCAATTCGGGCAGTTGAAGCGATAGACTTTTTTCACTGCAATATCTACAATCTTCATTACTGTCTCTCCTTACTAAGTAGCCAGAAAAACCGTCTGTACAAGTCGTAATAAACATCCTTGCAACATGGGATGCCGGTTCTGGCTTTCAAATGGTCGTATGAAATACCCTCCGTTATAGCTTCCAAAATATAACATGAAAGCTCTTCGTCTGTTTCTTTTGCAACCTGTTCCACCATCTTCATGCGATCGGCATAGTACAGCCTCTCATCAATGTGCTTGGTAACGGGATCACTAACAACATTCGTTTTGCAGGGCGGCACTAATTGAGGCCATGAACCCGGATAGTCTATCAACGAATTGTACGCATGACGCCACAACGGGTATTGCAAGCAGAAATGCTTCAATTCGTAATAGCGGTGTTTCTCGATCCAGTAACGATTAGTCTCGGAAAGTTCTGGACGTATCAATGTACTCATGCGCGTTCACCCCTCCATACATAGCCGGTCTCCTGCCAGAGGAGCTTAGGCGAAATATAAAAGTTGATGCGTCCGTACTTAGAGTTCATTTCCTCTAAATTCGTAACGAGCTTCCCACTCCGAGTAGCTTTTCCGATCGGAAGCCACCCAGATACGATGCCGGCTCGAATCCAGGATGCGTCTTTCCCGTAGACTCGTGCTGCAACTGCCACCGGGACAGACCCCGATGCAAATATAATTTCTTCCATTGGCGTTTGCCTCCTTTCAATCGCTATTTTAGGTTAGGAACGGCTGTTAGTAAAAACAACCTCGGTGGAAACAAGCGCCAGCGAATCATAGTCATTTCACAAGGATAATCTTCAAACCCCAAAGTTTCACAAGTAATAAGACCTTCGAGCACGCCGATAATAATATCTGCTTCATACTGTTTATACGGAAATATAAAGTCAGGAAGCTCTCGATGAACTGCATGGCATTTACAGCACCGAAGTCTTCTAATAGCTACCCATTTTTTGTTTCCGAATTTCGTCCGTACCAATCTTTGAACATGATCGTAGTATTTAAGCTGCCCTCCACATTTGGGGCAAATTGATTGGTTATCACTAATCATATCTCATTTCTCCCTAAACTAATAAGAAAAGTTGGAATGTAGGAGTTGACATTCCTACACTTATGATATATGATTACTAATAGCAAATCAATGGGGAAGGCGATAATAATGCTGATAAAATGTCCTGAATGCGAATTACAAGTAAGCGACAAAGCAGTTTCTTGTCCTCACTGTGGGTTTCCATTACAGCCAAATATAAAGCCAAGAAAACCTCGAAATAAGAACAATAAACGCCGTAGACTGCCAAATGGTTTCGGGCAGATCAGTGAGATCAAGAATCGGAATCTCCGCAATCCATTTCGAGCTATGATAAGTGTCGGAAAGGATTCGAACGGACGGCCTATCTGTAAACCTCTTAAACCGGAGTCCTATTTTCCAACATACAACGATGCATACGCTGCTCTCGTCGAGTACAATAAGAACCCTTACGACCTTGAACCGTCTATCACTATGAAAGAGCTTTACGAGAAATGGCTTGCCGAATACGAGAAGACAGTTAAAAGCACTCGTTCGGTAGCTTCAGCATGGGGGTATTGCTCGGCCGTATATGATATGCGAGTCAAAGATGTCCGCGCTCGTCATGTAAAAGGTTGTATGGATGAAGGCATATCGAAGGTTCGAGGCAAAGAAAAAACACCAAGTGCATCCATGAAGAACCAGATTAAGTCTTTGTTTAACTTGATGTTGGATTATGCCTTGGAGTATGAGCTTGTTGACCGAAACTATTCGCGAACTTTTAACCTCAGTGAGGAAACAATCAAAGAAATCGTCACAGTTAAGAACGAGCATATTCCTTTTACGGACGAAGAGATGGACTTGCTTTGGAAACACGCTGATGATAAAATGCTTGTAGATATCCTGCTCATTCAGTGCTATTCTGGTTGGCGACCCCAGGAACTTGGTTTGCTGGAATTAAAGAATGTGGATTTGGAAAACTGGACTTTCCGAGGCGGTATCAAAACAGATGCCGGTACAGATCGTGTGGTTCCAATTCACTCGAAGATTCGTCATTTGGTTGAGCGAAAATATAAAGAGGCTCAGGAACTTGGAAGTCTGTACCTGCTCAACTATGTTAATTCGAATGCTCGTAGCAAAAACACTGCACTTACTTATGCTCGATATCAAAAAGGCTTTGGTATGATTCGAGACGAATTGAATTTGAACCCTGAGCATAGACCGCATGATGGTCGTAAACATTTTGTGACGATGGCTAAGAAGTACGGCGTTGACGAGTACGCAATCAAATATATGGTCGGTCACAAGATCTCTGACATCACCGAAAAGGTTTACACCCAGAGAGAATTTGAGTGGTTGAAAGATGAAATCGAAAAAATAAAATAGCTTGTAAAAACAAAGAAAAGCCTCCCCGAAGTGGGAGCACCAACAAAGGCACTCAGCACAACGAGGAGGCTGACTTTGTGTAGGAATATAGATGTAGGATTAGTGTAGAAATAATGCACGAGTTACCTACATTTCTCGGCATTTACCCACTTCTAACCACTCTGAAAACAGCGTAATTGCAGGGGTTTAGAAGTGGTTAGACCGCGATAAGTTTCTATAATAGAAGCAAAATATCCCGTAATTACTGGCTTTTTGAGCCAAAGTGTAGGAATAATGCAGAAATAACCTACACGCAACGGCTTCAAATTGCATCTTATTTCCCATAAACCACGGTCGAAGTGATGTCCTTCCCATCTGCGGAAAAGACCTTTGTAAGACGGGCAAGCTCCTTACCAGCAGCATCCGTAAGAACCGCTTCCATGTTAAGCATGTTATTCGAAAACTTCTTAACAAGCTTCTGTCCTTTAGAGTCGGTAGTAATAATCGTGCTGCTATTGTCAGAAAAAGACCTCACAGTACGACCAAGTTCATTCCCGTCCGGATCAGTTAGAACCGTGATACAGGTCAAAAAGTCATTTGAAAAAGTCTTAACCAGTGTTCGACCCTGTGAATCGATTGTGCTGATGATTGTACCATCGTCCGAAAAATGTTTATAGCCATCCGTTAAACCGGCTGTAAGAATTCGGTCAATTTCATCGTAATCATCGCCAATAAACTCACCGGTAATCATTGTACCATCGGCTTGATGAGCTGTAAATCCCTTTTTAAGAGTTTCTTTGCTGACGGTATCGGCGGTCAGATCGATTAGTGTCCGGCGATTGTAAACGACCTTATTTACAGCCATTTACTCTCACCCCGCAATCGTTACCGTCACTCCTCCAGCAGGATTATCTGCTTCCACATAAGGAATAGCTTCAACTTCTACCTGAGACAAACAGTTATACTCTGTATCAGGCAGAATCGTCTGCTTCGCGGTGGACGGTGTAACTGTCTTAGCCTGTGGTTTCATGTTTTCCGAGCCGGACATTGTACCCTCAACGCCGAGGATAGTTACGCCCTCTCGAATATTGTTGGCAATCAGCTTGCCTTTTTCAGTTGCGTCGATTCCCACTTTACCGCTGCCATCGTGGAAACCCTGAGGAATTGTAACTTCCTCGTCTCTGGTGGTGATCTTCTTAGTAACGGCACCATTGTTTTTCATTGTGCCAGTTAGTTTATTGCCACTTACATACGCAGTCTTTCCAAACAAGATTTCAGCAGCGACAGCGGTGGCATCCGTAGAATCAACATCAAATGTGCAAGCACCTTCAATTTGAGCTCCACTCTTGTCGTGAGCTTTAGATCCTTTGAGAAGTTTACTGGGGTCTACGGTGTCGCCAGTAAGGTCGATGAGAACACGACCGCCATAAATAACCTTATTAACGTTTTGGTTAGGCATTTTGATTAACCTCCTCTGCAATATAAACCGTAACCCCATCATAGTTGTTACTGGTTTCGAAATATGGGACTTTTTGAACAACAATATCTTTCTTAAGCACTTTATTGGCTGTTGGCAAGACCTGAGTGTTAAAAGCGTTCGGCACCACTTCATATTCTCCAGAATAAGCATTAAAATCTATCACAGCAGACAGCTTGCCAGACAAACTTCCAAAGCAAGTTAATTTACCAGATAATGTGCATAGTCCAGAGATATGACCAGTAAGGCACTCAAACGCTTTTATGCTACTCATGTCAATGCACCTCTTCCGTTAGCTTAAGAATTGCTTTTGTGATGAAAGTATCAACTTCTCCTGTGGCCTTCGTTAATTCAATGTCGTAGACGTACTTTCCGAAGGGAAGATGTTTTGTATCTTCCGGATTGAGGGTCAAGATCATCGTGTCAATCGGAATCTCCTTGATAAGAAGAGGAGTTTCATCATTATAGTCATTCTTCATGGCAAATCGAATACGATCACCATTCATGGGAATATACTGATTGTCATTTAGATCAGTAATCGTAATAAGCGCTGAAAAAGTATCACCCCGAGTCAAAGTAATCATTGTGCCAGAAACAGAATAACTCATAATCTCACCTCCAATTCAAGCATTGTAAGTTGATTTATGAATCGCAAGTTGGTCAACTTCTGTCATGATTCGCTTAGCCGAACCGTTACCGCCTAATTTTTCATAAGGCTTGTACAAGTATTCATACAGATTCTCATACTCGTCCTGTGTAATGTAGCCCCTCTCGATGTAGGCCATACCGAGATAGATAATGCGATCATGAGCCAAACCAATGAGCATTTGCGTTTCAAGATTGTTGTGCTTATTCTCAGCAGCTTTTCGTTTGCTTCGCTCTTGGATATATGCCCAAAATCCAGAAGAAGCAAGTATCGTCCCCAAAATGGTTAATAGCGTTTGCAGCCAGGGTTCCATTTCCATGTATCATCCTCCTTGAAGTCATAAATGAATTAAGAAGCTTGTAGGAAATATCACCCCAAACCTCTTTTAATTAGGCGAGGGAGCCCACCGCAAAGTAGACTCCCTGCCAATTTCGGTTAATCCACAGGATTACCATTTTCGTCAAGACCGAGAGCTTCCAGATCAGCCTTGACAGCAGCCTTGAACTTCGCCGGAACCTGATTAAAGGTCCGACGACCTGCGATGATGAGTGCGACATACAGTGCTACCATGTTGTTACCTCCTATCAAAATTTTGGATAAAATATAAAACATGGTTACTCCTCCTCAGCGATAAGATCGCCGTTGGTATCGTAGCCATATTCTAACAATTTTGCCTCGACATCTGCCTTAAATTTTTCAGGCACCTGGTCGAAGGTTCTACGCTTATTGATGATAAGCGTGGCGTAAAGATTGACCATTTTTGCTACCTCCTCATTCAGGAATCATTGCTGCGACGGCATCGTACAGATCAGCAATTGCTTCCATGATAGCAAGCTGCTGGGAATCTCCAGTTTCCTGACCTGCCATGATCTGAACAATGTTGTCCGAATCATTTGTACCTTTAATGGCGTTTTCAGCCATAAGCAGATTGGTGTATTCATTGAACTCCTGAGGGGTCAACGCCGCTTCCTGATAAGTCCAGTAAGTGGTTTTATCGCCCTGTTCTGAAGTTCGTGTAATACTCGTAATGTCCTTGCGGAGATATACGGTTCCAACAGTAACCTCAAGTGCAGTCGGTTGGACTGTGCTCTCGGCATATTTGTAATTTAACTCCATGCGACTTTCCTCCTTTCGCAGTGTAAAGACTGACGAGTTTTTGATATACCCGCTTCTCATCGTATTTGTCATATCGTGAAACTTTTTGCTTCAATTGCTGGAAGCTAACACATGGTTTTATCCACTTCTGATACATCAAATAGGTATCGGTGCAGTCGATCCACCCAAGATAAGACAACATTTGACGAGCATCAAGTATGGTTGCTTTCTCCTTTTTGGAGATTTTGCGAGCTTTTCTCGTGGCCTTGTACATAATGGATTTTCGAAGAATCGTTCGATTACGATAAAAGCGAAAGCCCATGAAGTCCAGGTCACGCCCCTGGTTGTTGCCATAGGAAAAGCGAAAGACTTGCCAATTCGCTTTAAGTTCTAAACCAAGCTCCATTTCCAAATAATCGGAAATTGCTTGTCTCATGCAGTGCAAAACCCTCTTGTTGCTTCCGAAAATGACCATATCGTCCATGTAGCGCATATAGTGCACGGCACAGAGCTGCTCCTTGATGAAATGATCTAAACCCTGCAAATACCAGTTGGAAAGCCATTGAGAAGTATAAAAGCCAAGTGGAATACCAACCTCTGTAACATCGATAATGCGGAATAATAGCTCCAACATCTTCTCGTCATGAATGGTCTTCTTCAACTTGGCTTTCAAACGATCGTGTGGGATGGAATCAAAGAAATGGCGAATATCCATTTTGAGGACATACTTGCAATCCTTCGGGTCAGTCCTGATCCACTTCTCAATTACCTGCTTTCCTTTATGGGCACCTCTGCCCGGAAGACTGGCATAGCTGTGTTCATACATTCCCTTGCAGAACATCGGCTTCATGGCATTTACGATGCAATGCTGAACAAGCAGCTCTTCCATCGTAGGGACAATAATAGTGCGCTCCTTGCGAGTAATCCCATCATAAATGTAAACCGGCACATGCTCGGCGTTTTCGTAGTTGACTATCCAGTCTAAGGATTGTTCAACTGCGGCATCGTCAGACATGTGCCAGTGTTTCATGATTTTACGGAATCTCTTGCTGTGCTTTGCTTGAGACAGAGCGTACCGTCGGTTCGTTTCGGATATTGTTTTTTCGTACAAGTGGTTATAGGATTTCATGTTCTCTCTTATCCTCTCATCCGCTTTCGACTTATTCTCAGCTACTCACAGATGCTTGCACCGAGTTAATTTTCACCAAGTGGTGAGGAAGAGATGCGGATATCTCTTGCCATTTTGAAATGGCGGCATACACTGCATTAAGGAGAGCTTCTTATGGATAAGATAGAGCCGCGCCATTGTTCGAGTTCGAATTGGACGCCGTATTGTTCAGATTAGCGTAGAAAGGACCGACCATCAGGTCATTGTTCCAGTTACCGCCGACATACGCGCTGGGCGCAGTGTATACCCCTAATATTTAATTGTTTTCGTTTACCCGGCGAACCTAAGGTTCTCCCGTCCTCTCCTCGCTGCTTACGCAGCAGCAAGCGGTTTACAAGAGAGAGCCGCGCCAGCGTACGAGTACAAAAGGGACGCCGTAAAGTACAGATTAGCGCAGAAAGGACCGACCAACAGGTCAAAGGCCCAGTAACCGCCGACATACGCGTAATCGACCTGACTGTTATTGTACCACATTCCATCAGCCTCATAAGTGCTGCTGGAACCGCTTGCGGTCACAGGCAGTCGTCCGAATGCTTCTGTCTTCATGCTGCTGATATAGCCGCCGGATGTGCCAGCCGGGGTAGCGTTCGCGATAGTCTTATAGCCGCTGCCATCCGTGTTGTAGTCGGTTGCGGTGGAACCGTCGTGCGTGCCACGAGTCAGCTTAACCTTCTGCGTACCGTTGGCATTGATCCAGCCGGCAGTACGACGCCACAGGTTGCCCCAGACATTCTCCATACCGAAGACCTTCACGCCGGAAGTCTGGCCATTGGAACCCCAGAACATACCCTTGGTGTTCATCGTACCGGGGGCAATAGCAGAGCTGTTAGAACTCTTGCATCGTCCGTAGCCAAACGCAGTCTGACACTCGGTAGAACGAGCCATCATGACCAGCAGATCCTGAAGCAGCAGTCGATCAGCCAGCACCTCGGTATACCAGTCATTACCGTTTGCCTTGGCATAGGTAATTTCGTTAGCAGCCGTGGTACTTACGCTATTTGCCGCACCGCTGATAGAACGCAGCTTGCCGGAAACCAGAGAGCCGAAATAGATGGGGGTATAGAAATGGTCGATCTGGTTGTTCTGGCGGTCATAGTTACACCAGCAATCCCAATCGTCATCCTGCGGAGTATCAGAGCAGCGGAAGTGATAGATACCGTTCTCCTCCCAACGCTTCGTATAGATCTTCGGCCACTCCATCATAGCATTGCCGCCAAAGGAGGTGTCTGCGACCTTAGAAGCGGAGCCGTCAACCTTCTTGGTATAATCGTCGGGATCGAGATAATGATCTACAACGCCTGCATAAGTCAGCATACAAGGACGAGGCATGAACTTTTCGCCGGGGTCAAACGCCCAACTGCCATAGTTGAACTTACCGGTGTTGAAATTCATAGCCGCCGGAGTAAACGCTGCATTATCCACATCAGAAGGATAAGTTACTCGTCCTGTGGGGCTGGAAGTCGCTTTCACCAAATCATAACCGAACAGATAATCTCTCTTCTTCGGCGTTACGCTGGTTCTGTTTGCCTCGCTGCGATTATAGGCACCGGTACTGGTGTAAGGGAATGCGGAATAGTAATACACCACTCCGACCGTCACATTAGTATCCGTATAAGTGCCGTTTGCAGTGATGTTCTTGAATAGCTCACCCTCAGTCTCGCTGGTAGGATAACCGGTCGTGCTCCTACGGATAACTGCACCTGCAACGCCACTCGGAAGCTTCGCCGTAATTTCTACCTTAACGGTATCAGACGCTGAGACATACACCGACTTAGCGGAAAACTCCTGCATCGGCTCCGGTTCATTAACGACTACACGGTTAGCCTTGTTTCGGTTATACACACCCTGAGTGGTATAAGGGAATGCTGCATAGTAGTAAGTTCCGGTAGGAGATGCACCACTATCTGCGAAGACAGTGGACGCTTTGATGTTGGCGACCAGATCACCATCGAACTCGTCCTTAGGATAATCGGTTGTCTTCCTCCGGATAATCGCACCTTCCACGGTGCAGAGTGTCTGGTTGTTCACGACCGTGTCGTTAGGAAGTGTTGCTGTGACTTTCACAACGCCACTCTCAACAGCCACGCTGAATGCCAGCATATTGGACGGCTCAATGCCGCCAAAGAAATGTCGGTTTTTACCGAAAATCAGATCTTCTTCTGCCATTTTGATTATTCTCCTTTCGCTTTAAGAATAAGTTACAACGGTGCTGATAAGCTTGCCATCGGAGTCAAAAGTTTTGACGGCTCCCGCCACTTCTGCTCCAGCTGCACTTTTCAGCACATTTGTCATGGTCAGGAATCCATCAGAAAAAGTCTTCGTCAAGGTTCTACCATCGCTCGCAGTCGAAGTGATAACAGTACCATCATCTGAAAACTCCTTGGTTCCGTCTTCGAAGCCAACCAGTAAAATCCGTTTGACCTCTTCCTTGTCGATCTCAAGTTGCAGATTACCGGCGACATCGCCGCTGAGCTGATCTTTCATCTGGTTATACCAGGCAAGGAAATCGGCCTGTTCAGATGCGATCCACTGGTCAAGAACGGTCTGCTCCTGTTGGAGGTCCGCTTTCATTTTATTGAACCAAGCCGTGAAATCGCTTTCCTCCTGAGCAATCCAATCATCGACTTCCTTAGATCGTGCATCAGTAAATCGATCAAGCTCATCCTGCCATTTGCCAAGCAACTCGTCCAGACTGATCGTCTGAAGAATGCCAGTTACAAATGGAGTAGATTCTGTGCCAACCATAGGGGTAATATCAGCTTGGTTAATGACCGCAGTGCCATATTTTCTGTAAATATAACAGAGAGGGTACTGATGGACATTTCCCTCGTTCGTCAAAGTCGGTCTCGACGGTGCGCTGGACGGATTACCTTTGACAAATTTGATAGTGTTATTACGAACTGATTCCATTCCGTTTACTTCCAGAACCACGGCATCAATACGATCAAGAAGCACCTCTGCTTCCGGGGCGGTCATCGGCAGGATGCTGTCATTGACTGTCCATGTATGGTCGAACCAGGCTTTGCCGATACCGACATTCACGGTAAGACCGCCTGCCGCCTTCACAGCAAAAGCGGTTCCGATAGAAGCAAATACACCATCGATGATGAGTCCATCAAAGATAGCTGACATCTGTGCAGCATTGTATTTGCGGTCACCGTTAAGTGAATTGAAAAATCCGCTTGATACGCTCATTCAGTTTCTCCCTCCTTACTTTGAAATAGTTTTGAAGGTCGGATAAATCGACAACCCTTCCTCACTGTTTGAGATGACCAGCTCTGAAATGTAAGCTGATCCCTCATTGCCATATTCATTGGCGATTTGAACGATGTCTCCGATAAAGAAGTCCTCGCCGTATTTGAAAAGTCGAGTAACTTCAACTTCTCCTTCGAATGCAGTGGTTACAATATGATCTGCCAGATTCTTCAAGCCTTTTGTCCGAAGCTGCGCCATATATTCTGCATCGGAAAGAGTCCCGTCCTCAGTATCGGATAAGATGTCACGAGCATCTGTAAAAAGCTCACGCCGATCAAGCCCTGAGGCTGAGCCAACGATAGCAGTTCGCCTTGCTGCCCCTTCACCTTCTCCTGCGACCAGAGTCACATTTCGAAAACTCGCTCTGGATGAATAATAGTTGCTGTTGATGATGTTCTCAAAGTTTGGAGAGAAAACAACATACGGATTTTCTGTCTGCTCATAAGAGCGATCAACACCGGCATACAGACTGAATGCAAACTTGTTTTCATCTGTCAGTACGATCTTGAACCCTATATTGTTTTCCTCACAAAGTCCTTTGACGACATCGTACAGGCAGTCACCTGTGTATTGGTTGTCGATTTTCAGACTTGTGATTTTAGGATCAGTAGAAGGCACGAACACAAAGTTGGAAATCTTTCGATCGGCAATAGACGGAGAAATGATGCATTCGTTTAGCATCGTCTGGATGCCATTTTGAAGATTTCCATTAAAGATTCGCTGTCCCCAGATGATGCGGCGTTCAAGAATAGACTCCAGTGACCTTCCAGTCACGATAAGATGATTTCCTTCTTCTGTGTCGGCATTGATCTTGATGTCCTCGATAATCATACAGTGCTCCGAATCCTTCAGCCACAGATAGTAATCCTCTTTCAAATACTGCAAGAGTTGTGTATCCATAGCGAAGAATATCTCGAAATCTCCATACGAATTATACCGGTCAGTCCATATCATGGATTCGTAAGTATCTATGACGGCTATGGACTCAAAGTCGGTGTTTAAGACCAAAAGTTCCATAGTTATACCCCCTCATAGATTACTTTGTTTTCAATTCTGAACTGAAGATTCGTAACACCGCTGTCAGCAGTAAAGGCGAAAATGTTATCGCCTTTTGCTAAGGTAAACCAGTCGGTATTCTTATCCAAACAGTTCAGGATGTTGTACGAAACGCCTTCACGAATCAGAGTAATGCTCTTATCACCCTTTGAGGTGTTAATAACGATATCATCACTTGCGACGATACCCTTTCCAGTCAGCTTTTGGAGCTTCACAGTATCGATCTTCATGACTTCTCTGGTTTCCGTATTGTAAATATTGATGTTGCTTGCCGGTCCTATTGCATGAATATAGATCGTTACACCGATTTCGGCATCACCATAGTAAGTGATGACACCCTCCGTCTTGATCTGAATTTCGCCAAATACAAGCAAGGGTTCCGTCAGAGACTCGTTTGAGAACGGAAATTCAAACATCGGGTCAATACTGTAGAAATCCGTTACATTGTTTCCGTCCTCTCCGGCTGAATAGAAGAATGGGTCAGGACAAATGATCGAGATTGAGGTCCCTTCCTGCGAGCTGAAAATGTTCGGTTCATTCGATTCCACATAACCGCTTGTTCGTACATATCGGTTATCTGTTTCGATGATGATCTCAACATTTTTCTTTGCCGGAAAGTATTTGTAGGATTTCTGTCGTATATCCTCGATCGTTTCTCCATAGACTGTGTCAACGAATACGATTTGGAAAACGATGTTTCGCTGACTCAATCTGGCAGAGTTAAACATAGAGCCGTCATTAGTGACGACTTCCGTCGTGTTGACAGTTGCTTTGACCGGACCTAAGCCGGTTACAGACTTGATGAGGAAGCCCGAAACCTCAGGCTCCCTCAAGTCAAGTTTGATTCTATCACCTAAGTAATTGGTGATAGCAAATGAGTGAATCATGTTTCCACCAATCCTTTCAACGCCGAGAACTGGTTCTTCGTCTGACGATAAATGTCAATCCTCGACAGTGCCTTAGGCGAATAGTTGTTTTGTGTGAAATTGTAGTTGTTTCCAGAGGTAGGTGTAGTACCACCATTTTGAACGACACTGCCGCCCTCACGCTCCATACCGGCGCTGATCTTCATTGCCTGATTTCGACTCAGAAGTGCCGACAACCTGCCTGCACCCTCCGTTACATCAGACAAATCAAGCAGCGGTCGAATTGTCGGTTGAGAGTCAATTCCATTTTCGATGAAATCACCAATCTTAGAAACTGCGTTCCGGAGTCCTTCCTTAGCCGACTTTGCAACAGATGTACCAGCATCGTAAGACTTATCGGCGTAGTCGATCAGGGAATTGACAAAGCCCATACCAAAGAATCCGCCAATTCGATAGCCAACTTTAGACGGCGAATTGATGTCGAGTTCCGCTTCTGCTGCCGCTGCCGCTGCTCTTGCCATAGCTCTTGCTCTCGCTTCAGCCATGTATGTGTTGGCGGTAATACCAGCGGCAAACCCTTCAACAAGATACTTACCGGCGTTATAGAAGTCAGTGTATTTGTTTCGGATTGCTGTCAGACAACTGTTAATAATCTGAACAAAAGCGTCTTTCGCAAGCTGATTCTTTGTTCGGATGCCAGCAATGAGGTTTGTCATCGTAGTCTGTCCAACGGTGTTAAACTCGTAGAACTTATTTCGGATTGCTGTCAGACAACCGGATACAATAGTGACAAATGCCGACCGAGCAGATGCGTCGCCGGTACGAATGCCAGAGATAAAGTTGGTCATTATCGTCTGCCCCATGATTGTGAACTGACTGTACTTGCTTGTAAAAGTAGTGACAATACCGTTAATCATGGTGGTGAAAGTACTTGTCAGATTTCCTTGCTGTGCTTTGGCGGCATTGATAAATGTAGTGACCATTGTGTTTGCGGCTGTGTTTACACGAGAATTAGCATTTGTAAAGGCATTGATGAAGCCGTCGATACCTGCATTACCCAAATTCGTAAGATTCTGAGCAAATGTGGACATTCCACTCGTATCAACACTTTTGATGCCGTTCGCCAAGTCCACAAGATTTCTGAACTCGACAACTACTCCACTCAGCTTGGTCGCATCCACACCACTGACGCTATTGTAATATGCAGCGAAAGACTGACCGAAAGACACCAACTGCTCACCGAAGCTTGCAATATCGTTATCACCTGTAAACCAGGATACGATGCCCCCGCTATTCGGCAAGTTGTTTGAAAGCTCGACCAGAGCTTTAGCCACATTTGCAGAGTTTGTAACAACAGATGCATCCAGTCCGGTTACAGCCAAAGAGTAGTTCTTCATTGCAGTACCAAACGGAACAAGCTGCTCGCCAAAAGTTTCAAGGTCATTGTCCCCCGTAAACCAGGATACAACTCCACCTGTATTTGGTACCGTATTTGCAAGCTCAAGCAAAGCCTGACCTGCGGTAACACTATTTTGAATAACATCGGCTTTCAGTCCGGAAACGGCATCAGAGAAATTCTTCATTGCTCTGCCGAAAGGAACCAGCTGTTCACCGAAGTCGTCCATATCGTTTTCACCAGCAAAGAATCCGACAACACCACCGCTATTCGGAACGGTGCTTGCCATCTCTGCAAGCGCTTTACCGGCTGTAGCCGCTTCCGTAATCACACTGGCATCGATTCCAGCGACTTCATTTGCGAAGTTACGCATGGCACGACCAAAGGGGATAAGCTGTTCGCCGAATGCGTTCATGTCATTCTCTCCGGCAAAGAATCCAACGACACCACCCGTATTGGGAAGCGTGTCAGCCATCTCTGCGAGAGTCTTACCTGCGATTGCAGCATTAGAAACTGCTTCTCCATCAATACCGCTAATTTCATCAGAGAACTGCTTCATGGCTTTTCCGAACGGGACCATCTCTTCAGCAAAGCCGGAAAGTGAACTTCCGCCAGTAAACCACGAGGTCAATCCATCCAGAATATTTGCGGCTGTCAAGATAAGAATCGTTTCTGCAAGAGCCTTAACACCGTCCAACATAGCCGGGTCTATAGAAGCCGCACCGTCAAGGAACGGCTGAACATTGGTCATGAAACCGGAAAGGTCGGAGCCAATTTGCGGGAATTGACTGGATACACCGCTCATAAACCCGCCGACGATACCGCCAACAAACTTGCCGATTGCTGTGCCAATTCCCTGAAGCAGATTCCCGCCTTCATTGATAAGCCAGTTCAAGCCCGGAATTTGTGCCAGAGCACCAACTGCTGCCAATACAAGAGCAAGTTCAGCGATGACGGCACCCATACCGAGAACACCCAGCATTGCACCGGGAACCAGAGCAGCCACTGCACTCAAAGCCGCCATAATCGCTGCAAGCAGACCGATGCCGACAATTCCCTGAAGAAGTGTCTCGGTATCAATACCTTTAAGCGCATCCACAATGCCTGAGAAGAACGCCATCAGTACATCTACCGCAGCCTGAATCAGACCGGGGAGATTTTTGGCGACGCCCTCAAGTACAGCAATAAGGAATTGGAAAATAGAATCGACGATAGACGGGGTGTATTCTACCAACACTTCAAGAACACCTGCAATGAGCTTCAATGCCCCATCAGCGATAGCGGGAACGCACTCAACAAGTACATCCACCAGCATAAGAACAACTGCTTTGACTGCTTCTCCAATGGCGCCTGCACTATTTGCAATAACTTTGCAGAACTCAACGATTGCCTCACCGATCTTAGCTACGATAGCAGGAATTAGTGCCGCGATGCCCGTAATGATGACGGTCAGGGAGGCTACAATAGCAGTAGCTCCGGCTGTTCCTGCTGCGGCAAGAGCTGTCAAGCCTACTGCCAAAGCGGACAAACCAGCACCCGCCAAAGCGAGTCCGGCGCCAATGCCGACGACTGCTACTCCAATTAGTGCCAAAGAGCCGCTCAAAGCAAGAATGGAAGGAACCAGCGGGGTGAGTACAGCGCCCGCAATCCCGAGAACGGCAAATGCTCCGGCTAAGGTAACAAGACCCTTTACAATGGAACTCCAGCTCATAGCGCCGAGAATAGCCAATACAGGGGTAAGTACCAAAAGTGCGCTCGCAGCGACAAGCAGAGCCGCAGAGCCGGCAAGAGTACCTGTCATGGCATTTAAGCCGATGGCAAGAATAGTCATTGCTCCGCCGAGGGTGATAAGACCCTTTGCTACCTGCTCCCAACTCAGATTTCCCATCTTTTCAAGAGCGGTTGCAAGAACGACAAGCGCCGCAGAAACAATTACCAAACCGGCACCAATGCCCGCCATATTATTCGGCATGAACTTAACAGCCACTGTGATCGCGACAAGTGCTCCTGCCATAGCCGTCAAACCACGAGCAATCTCGTCCCACTGCATAGTTGAGAAATCCTTAACCGCAGAGGCGAGAATTTTCATAGCGGCGGCAATAGCAATCAATGCCACACCAGTAGAAATGACATTTTGAGCATTACCGGTAAGTTTAGTGAATGCAGTGATTTCAGCAAGAAGAACAGCAATAGAGGCAAGCCCCTTGCCAATGTCTTCCCATTTCATTTCACCGAAGTCCTTGCAAGCGGAAGCCAGAACCTTAATCGCAGCCGAAAGAATCACGATACCGGTAGCGGTCGCAATAGATTTACCGCTGAATTTTGCAGTTCTAAGGAACAGAGAAACCTCTGCCAGTAAAACTCCGACACCTACAAGACCCTTTGCAAGCTGATTCCAGTCCAACTGAGCAAGCTGTTCGCAAACAGAAGCAAGAATCTTAATAGCCGCTGCAAAGATCACCATTTGGGTAGCACCCTTGATGATTGCTTTGCTGTTGGAACTCATGGCTTTGGCGGCAGCCACCATCATAATCGTCAGACCCGCAACGCCGATAAGACCAGTAGCGAGCTGCTTGGCATCCAGGTCGGCAATCTTTTTAAGTGCGCTCGCCAAAATCAACACTGCCGTAGCAATGCCGAGCATGGCTGTTACACTCTTCATAACGCCGGTTGCCTGTCCGCTGATTTTGTTGAAGACCGCCATAGAGCCGAGCAAATCGGCAAATAGCACAGTAATCGCTCCAAGCGCTACATTCAGCTTTTCGCTGTCCACCAAACTGAGTGCAATTAAAGATGCTGTAAGAATGGCGATAGCCGACGCGATCTTTAACAATGTACCCGCCTGCAACTGATTCTGGTAAGCCTCAAAACATCCTCGGACACTATCAAGAATCCCAATAAAAGATTCTTTGAAGCTGCCAATGTCTTCAATTGCTTCTCGGAAGGTACCAACAAATTTCGTGATGCCGACAGCGATAGCCCCAAATGAAATCCCATTCAACAAATCAATGATTCCACTGAAGTTAGCTTCACCGAGATTCTTTGCTAAGGAGCTGCCGAGTTCGCCAAGAATTTTAACGATGCCACTGCCGATTGTCTTAACAGCATTCCACACAGCAGAGAGAAGCTGAACAAATTGACAATTTGCAAGCGTTTCACCGATGACCTCGAAAGCAACAATGACTCCGGATTTCATCTCACCGGCAGCTTCTCCGACCTGAGCCATCCTCTCGTGAATTCGCTCAAGGAGAGAATGAAACAGTTCAAAATTCGCAGATTCAAACTTCTCTTTGATTTTGTTCTTCAGTGTAGATAGAGCAGTCATAATTGTTTGAATGACTGTAGCAATACCTTCACCGACTTTCTGGAATGCCCCGCTGGTTTTGATGAACTCGTCAAACGCAACAATGGCGTCACCAATACCGCCAGTAAAGCCAAAAATCCCATCTCCGAGTGTACCAAACCCGCTGAACAACGGCTTGATTGCCGTGAATATAGCAGAAAAGGCTTGCTTAACGATGTCCAAAATCGCAAACAAACCCTTGAAAGTGGATTTTAGATTTGCCGAAGCTGTATCACTGAGTTTCAAATTCGCTGTGAATTTTCGCAGATTTTCAGTGATGTCATAAAGCTGCTTGGCTGTAGTAGGAGGAAATATCTCGCGGAATGCTTCATAAATCGGTTTGATAACACTCTGAACACCTTCAAAAGCATTTTTAAGTGCCTCAATCAGTTTAGTTCTTCCGCCAAGATCTTTCCATCCTTGCAACATTTCATTACGAGCATCTGCCTGAGCATCAATGAATCCACCGATGACCTGACTAAGCCCAGTCCAAAGAGCTTTAGCTTCCTCAAAGTCACCGAACAGGATTTCCCATGTGTTTGCCCATCCGGAGCCTACGGCTTCTTTCAGAGTATCCATCAACTGGGAGAATGTCTTAACATCCTGCGCTGCGGCAAATGCTTTTGCGCCGATTTCTGTTGTCTCATCGGCGTAATCGCGAAGAGTGCTAATAAGAGCTTCTGTAGTCATCCACTGATCCTGCAAAGAATCATTGAAGCCATGTGTAGCATCGATGACATTACCCTTGACCGTTTTGTACATTCCGTCAGCAGTCTTGGTTAATGTACCGCAGGCAACAGCCGATTCAAGAAGCTGTGTCTTAAATTCAACAGTTGCCATATTAGCGTTCTCAATAGATTTCCAGTCGATCAGCTTAACATAACCAGCAGACAAAGCCTGGGCAAAGTTATACATGGCACGGGATGCCTCATTTGCATTGGCGCCGGAAACGGCGGCAACATTCGAGACACCCTGGATAGCCATAACTGCATCCTCAAGTCCTACGCCAGCATTGGTGAATTTACCGATGTTGGAAGTCATGTCCTGGAACGAGTAGATGGTCTTATCCGAGTAGGTGTTGAGTTCCTGGAGATATTTATTTACCTCTTCAAGAGAAGCACCCGTACTCATCATGATGGTCTGAATTGACCCCATCTTCAGCTCGTATTCTTCAAAACCCTGACTGATGGGCTCGATCGTCAAGGAATGGAGCATTTGCTTGCCGGTATTAACGACTGAGTTGGTGATGTTTGCAAGGGCGGTTACAGCCATGACCTCCAATGCCGAGAATCGAGTCTTTACTGTTTCGACCGCAGAACCGAGCCCCGACATATCGACTTTCTTAGCAGCGCTGTCAATGCTTTCAAGACCCTTTGTAGCTCCATCCATATCCAAACTTTTCTTTAATTTTTCAATGGTGGACAGACTGGTCTGAACATTGCTCTCAAACTGCTTATTGTCAAACCGCATTTCTACGACTCTTTCGTCGATAGTTTTACTCATAGCTTCGTAACCTCCTTCCATGCTTCATTTGCAATTTTGTCGAAAATAGGCTGGATAGCAGGATTGATGTAGTCTCGACCCTGTACCCAGCCTCCGTTACGAGTTCCGTGACCATATTGCAGAATGATCGCTATCGGAACCCCATTTTGAATATTTGAGTTATAAAAGGTAATCTTTGCAGATCCATTTCGGTTTACGATTTCGTAATACCATGAACTGGCGGTCAAACCGGAATCGACAGGCGTTGCAGACGCAAGAGCAGCGACCCCTTCTCGGCCATACTTGTCGAGGTCTCCGAGATGGACCACTTCCTTTGCCCTCTCCAAAAAGCGTGTAACTTTAGAGAAGTCTCCCTTGTGACTGAACCTTATCATTCACGGACCTCCTTATTTAAGAAGCTGATTAACCCGATTCTGTATCACGGAAGGATCGTAACCAGCCGCCTTCAGACGATTAGTTCTATCAGCGCCGTTACCCCACAACCCCTGAATCACTTCACGGGCAACCTGGTCAGTGCTTTTCTTTGTAGAAGACACCGAGACTGCCGTTCCGCTTTTGGTTGTTACATAAGTATCGAACCCAGCAGCTTTCAGCTTCGCAGCCATAGCATCGGCGTTTGCTTTCTTGCTGAATGCACCAACCTGAATCTTGTAAAGGTTATCAACCTTGACCATGTAAGTATCGAAACCGGCGGCTTTCACTTTCTGAAGCATAGCATCAGCATTTGCTTTATTGCCGAAAGCTCCTGTCTGAACCCGATAAAGCACCTGGTTGTCGACCGGCTTATCGTTTCCACCGGTGGAACCTCCGAGCTTCGCGGTAACTTTGGACGCAAGATCACCCATTCGGGCATACATCCAGTCACCCGGACAGCTCTTGTTGGCAAACCAACGATGTACAGTCAGAACCATTTCATTGGAAGCGGGCTCATAGTTCAGAGTCTTCGTCTTATCACCGAGCCACAGCAACTTGGTTTTGCCGTAGCGCTTGCAAATGTCCACACAAAGCTCGATCAGCTTGGCATACACGGTGTCATTGAATGCATAGGGATGTGTAGCATCACTGGCGCACTCGATTGTAATTGCACGCTGGTCGTTTGCGTTGGAAGAAGAACACCAGGAACGATTCTTCTCCTCCACATACATACCTACTCGACCGTCTACACCGATACCGTACTGACAAGAAGCCTGCCGGGAAGTCGGAGCAAAAATATTGCCCAGGGTTTCTACCGAGCACTGACCGACTACGCAATGAGGTGTAATACGGTCAACGGCACGGGTTCTCTGCCCGGAATGATTCGGGCTCAACTTGGTATAGGATACCAGAGGACTGTTACTCATTTTTTGTTTCCTCCTTCACGCTCTGAATCTGCTTCAACATCTGAATCACCTTGTCATAGCCAACCGTAGAGATCAAGAAGCCCAGATACATCAGAACAACGATCTCAACTCCGATCTTCATGGTGAAGACGGTGTCAGTCATGATAAGGTAAATTACACTGACAGCACAGGCGATCAGGACGGATAAAATAGCCGCAAGAACATTGGAAGAATACTTGACCTTCGTTCCATCAAGCAACTTCTTAATGCCCTCCACTGTCAGATTTGTGATAACAGATACGATCAACAGTGCTGTAGTCAAAAAACTGATAGGCATAACTAAACCTCCTCATAATTCGTATTTTCTTCCGGTTCGCTTTCCTGCTTGAGTCGTTCTTCACGCTTTTCGAAGAATGTTTCGAAAAGAGCTTTGAAGAAGTAACCAAGCATAACCCCGACAACGGTCGACGCTATTGTGCTGGAAAGCGATTCCGCAATTTGTACTTGTCCCATAAACGCAAGCACATAAGACAGTTGCAAATCAACCAGCGAAACCACCAGAATGATCGCTACTGCTTTTTTGGTAAAAGTTTTAAGCCAGTTATTGTAAGACCGTTTCTTATGGCAAACTCGCCTTAACATGCATTTTCGGCATCGTCTGTTCATTCGATCACCCCTTAGAGCCAAAGCGTTTTCGATTGGCAGCGTTAATAGCTGCGTTCCGATTCCACATTTCACGCTTACTTCTTCGCTTAGGCGGAGAATTCTTGACATTGCACACCCGTATGAGAGTCAACAGCCTATTCAAATGCCATTTTTGAAACTCTACCGGAATGTTGTAAGAAATCATCCAGTAATAAATAAGCTCAGATGTAACCGTTTCCTTGTGACCTCTGGCTTGCTTATCTTCAATGAGACAAGTTGCAGTCATTGGTGCCTCGATATACGCATTGATGGCGGCATAGTTTTCAGCAGACAGCCGAGTATATACTTCGGGATCGATATTCTGGGTCAAAGTCATGCATCGTACATAATCAAGAATCTCCTCATCAGTTTTTTCTTGCTTACCGAGAAATGCCTTGTTCCATTTACTTTCCCATTTTGAAAGAGAGACTAAGGAATGCTCCAACTGCAAAGTCTGCTCTTTCTTGTAGATAAATTCCTCGTGAATTTCATCCCAAAACTCGGCAGCCGGCACAGTAATTTTCAGCATTCCTTAGTCCTCCGAGCTTTCTTTAATTAGATGCGATGGGTGCAGCCTGCTTATTGCCGTTAGCACGCATCACACGATTTACAAATTCGGATGCAGCACCGGCATCGGTGACGAGCTTTTCGAACAGTACCTCGTAAGCGGGAGTTTCCATAAAGCTTCTGGAAATCTCCTCGGACTTCATGAAGCGTCTGCCATCATCGCTTTTCTCACCATAAGCGGTCTTAATAAAGTTCTCGAAGAACTCCATAATAAGCGCACCATTCGGACTGGCAGCGATGCTCTTAAGCTGAACATCGTAGCCACCCTTAGCGCTCGCCTGCATCTTTACGATTTCAGGCTTAGACAGGTCGAAGTAAAAATCTTCGGTTCTCTGAATACCGTTCAGATCGGTATAAGTGATAGTTTCCTTAGTCATTGAAATTTTCTCCTTTCAAATTAAAAAAAGTTGGAGCCGCCAGCTTACCTGAATACGGCTCCATGATTTTAGAGATTAGCCATCCGGATTCTGAGTCTTATCGAACAGCTCAATAATCTCATCGGGCAGAGGCAGGCGAGGCTCGACACCATCGTTACCGCCAGTGGTAGTCGGGTCCTTACCATACAGGATTTCTTCCAGCTGGGTCATGAACTCGGCACTGAACTTAGTGGAGTCAAAGGTCAGCGTAGCAGTCGGCTTCAGCTTCTTACCGTTGACCAGCTTGTTGATGGAGACAGGAGTAGTGCTGATCTCCCAGGACAGAGTAGCCGCCTCAGGGCTGTCGTTGACCGTACTGTAACCCTTCTCGGAAGGAGCAGCCAGACAGCCGTAGACCAGATGCAGCTTGTAGCCGTAATCGTTCAGATCGGTATCATTGCCCAGAATGGTGCGATATGCCAAACCGAAAGTCTTACGGGACTGCTGACCGGCATACATACCAGGCATGATCTCAACGGAACCATCGCACTCGGCAAACTCATCGGGGTACATATATGCCTCGACGGTAGCGCCGAACTCCTCGTTGGAAACCAGGTTCACATACTTGATGTTATCGGCGTAAATCGGGGAAGCCTCAGCACCGGAAGGACTCTCGGTAACGGCAGTCAGACCATTCCATGCAACGCCCTTATTGTAAACGCCGCCGGTCTGCATCGGATAGAGAACGCCATGGTCACAGCCAGTTTCATACAGGCGTTCACCAGTTTTATCCCAAATGATTTTGGACATAAAGATATTCCTCCTTATCAGAAATAGAGCGAGAAATTCCAGTGATTCAGATTCTCGCTTGTATAATATCGTTCAAATCGGCAGGTAGGTATAGCAACCACCTTACCGACAAGCTCACTATCCGGATCAGAGTCAATGACTGTGACCGAATAATGTCTGTGAGATGAATAAACCCCGTTATCGGCGTGCACATTTTCGATGTCATCAAGTGCATAAACGATAGCGGGGTATTTCATTTTTACCGACTCAGGAGGTTGAAAATACACATTTTTGCTTTCGAGGAGTTCTTCCAGGAAAGTTTGCAGATCAAGCCTGCTCGCCATTGTATACACCTCCCACAGTCAGTATAAGTCTTGGGTACTGGACTTCAACGCTTGTCACCTTCCATTTAGCACCCATAAACTCAACATACCTCATCGAATGAAAATTCTCATTGGCAAATGGATCGGCTACGATACTGATCTCATTCGCAACATTGATGTTGTCGTTGAGTTGTTCCGCAGACTGAAGCCTACGAGTGTTACGAGTTAAATCACCATAGTATATACGCTCGATGATTTTTTCTGTCCAAACGCCAGGCTTAGTCTCTTCCGTTACAGCGTAGCCAATTACTCCATAAAATTTAGCCATTTTGAATTTTCACTCCTTACTCAGTCGACAAGGTCAGCCCCTTAAGACTATAAGTCTTTATGGCAGTATCTTCACCGTTAATAACAGTGACCTTTACCGACTGCTTTGCCGTATCGGCGATCTTCAGCACAATCAAACCATCGTCGTCCAGTTCGACTGCTCCGTTCTTACCGCCAATCAGTTCCACTGTAACCGTTGCATCTTCCGGTTCCTGAGTTACATGCAGAGCGAGATAGTTACCACTCTGCTCATCGGTCGCACTGCTGAATCCCGTGTAATCGGTGACCAGCTTCAGCGTACCGGTAATTTCTCTACCGGAGATTGCAACATTTTCCTGCAAATCCGCTGCGGTTTTACCGAGCAATTCCGTCTCACCGTCCGCAGGTTCAACCGTGAGACTCGTTAAGGGCGGTCAGTGACATCCTCTTCCAGAGCGATAGCGGACATAACACGAGTGTTAGCGCCGGAGCAACGAGTCTCCAACAGGCTCTTCTCCTGGTTGAAGTCAATGTCGAAATCAGTAAAGTGAGTGATTTCACCGCCCTTAGTAGCGCCCAGAGAATAATCAGCCAGGTTGACCATCAGACCCAGAAGCTTCTTGGTCTTGCTGTCCGTAGTAGTACGAGTCTTACCCTCGAACTGCTCCGCCGTAATGATCTGACCGACATTCAGAGCCGCAGCCAGGTCGCTGACCTTGTCATAGATGCGGCGACCATTCAGGTCACGGGCAAGCAGCATGACATTGACCAGATGAGGCGTGCAGTAGAAGTCGGGAGTGCCAGAACCCTTATACTTCTCACGAGCATACAGCAGAGACTGAATCACAGCTTCCGCATAAATGTAATTCTCACCGAAGTTGGCAGAAGTATTGGTACCCTGAAGCGTACTCTTCATACCGGCGATGTCAACATCGGCGTGAATGGTGTAGAGCTCATCATCCAGCCAGATCGGGCGGATCTTATCCTCGGCAATCTTACCGTCGGCACCAACCTCACGACCGTCGCCGATCATGATAGCCGTAGCCAACTCCTCGTTCAGATTCATACGGTCGATACCGTACAGGTACTGCACCACATCAAAGTCCTGAATATCAATGATGTCGTCACGGTCAAGCTTGCTCTTCACATACACGGTCTGAGGATCGGTAGTTCTGTGGAGCAGCTGGATGTTGCCGACATAACCCTTCTGAGTGCCCTTCTTGTAACCCTTGGCACGAAGAGCCTCAATGTTACGCAGGTCAGCCTGGCGAGTGCGGATACGGGAAATGGGGCTCTTATGAACCTTCTTCAGAACCTCGTTTACCCAGCCCTGGTCAGTAGTGAGCAGTTCGGGAGCACCTGGACGGACATCCTTGTACTCAGGAAACAGAGTTTCGATACCATTGATGCCGTGAGCCAGAACGCTGTCAGGATTCTGCTCCGCATAGATATCCATAGCAGTACGAAGACTGCCGACGCTGTTGGACTTAGCCATGGAAATGATGCTTGCCTGGTCAGCGTGAGACAGAACCTCAGTCTTCTTCTGCTGATCGTTGTCAAAGACATTATGTTTCATTGTGTTATCCTCCTTATTGGATTCAGATTTGTTATCGGAATCATCTTTGGATTCCTTTTCGGGTTCACCTTCGAGAGCCTGTGCAATAAGTGCATACATGACGTTCTGCTGCTTTTCGGACATAGAGTCGATTACATCAGCAACCGTCTCTTCATCGTCCTTTTTCTCTTCCTTGCTTTCGGCAGGCTTGTCCTCTTTGGTATCCTCCTTCTTTTCCTCCTCTTTCTGCTCATCCTTAGACTCGGCAGAATGGGAAAGGCAAAGAGGCATTCCGGTATAGATGATAGCTTCATCGTCGGACATTTCACCATGCTTCAGCATAGAGTCAATAAATGCACCAGGATTAGCACCCTTATGCACAAGACTCACCTCACAAATACAACCATGCAGTACATCAGGACCAGCCTGCTGAAGCTGATTGGCGTAAATGGACAGAGCGCAGATGTCACCGTGCTTGATAAGGACTTTCGCAATTTCACCATCAGCGGTGTCATTGAGAAAGCCATAGGTGTAAACACCTTCCTCACGGTTCTCAAGCCATGCATGACCAAGAACATCACGAGGACTGTTGTGCTGATGATTCCAGACCAGCGGGACTTTAATACCGTCGTTATTCTTAAAGGCGTCCCGACGAATTACTCGTCCATCAGAACACTTAAGGTCGTTTCGGGTTGCCCAGCCGCTGAAATCACAAGCCTCAACCGAAAAAGGTCTACTCATTTTGAATTTCCTCCTTACTTTTTCGATTTTTGCTTAGAGATTTTGTCGTCCAAATCACTTGCTGACTCTTCAACTGAATTGTCTGTGGTGATCGGTGCTTCTTCTGACTGCTGATCGGAGCCGGACGGTTCACTCAGATTCTTATTCCTGAGTTCGTCTGCTCTTGGGTCATCAGAAGGTTTCATACCAACGACCTGACGAATTTCATTCGAAGTCATGATTTCATTTCTCGTGAATTTGTCAGCAATTTCAGCGATTTCATTAACAGGAACCAACTTAAACGGATCTCTGAAGAACGAAATCGACTGTCGTTGTGATCGGGCAGTTTTGGTCAGAAACTTTCGTTTCATCTCATCAACAATAGCGGAAATGATCGGCTCGATTGTCCGGTTGTTGTAGTTCAGCATTGTCTTTTCGTCCGCTGTTCCATCCAAAATGCTCTGAGTGATTCCCAACTGGCTGTATAGCATACTCGTCAAGTATTCAATCTGGGACATCAGGTTGTTGTTCACGGAACGATTCAACTGTGTGATATGCTCGGTACCATCGGTATAAGCAATACCATACTTAGAACCCGACAACTGACTTTCTATATCTTTACGCCGATTTTCGGCCTGTTGACGCCTTGCTTCAGTCTTGATAACATAGGGGAGCTGAATAATCAAATCGAGTTTTCCAGATCCACTTTGTTCATCAATGACATCAAGTAGGTTAAGTTTACGAATGAGCCGCTGCATAGTTGAGTTCGGCTCATTGATAACTGCGTACAGCGGATTCTCAATGATAGCCACTGCACTTTTTGGCACTACAATATCTTCTTTTCTGCCCGTCTGTTCGTTGTACACACGAGTACGAATATATTGCGGATACCAATCCAAAATCTGTCCGACACGCAAAGACTGAATGTCATACGAACCGGACACATTCGGGTCAGTCGTTGTATCGACCGGAACGATTGCTACGCTTCCTTCATCAAACATAGAAATAACTACATCTTGAATGAACGAACGTGCTGTCTGATCGACATTAGCTTCCAGAGTGAGGCAATTATTCAATCCGTCATCGATGACCGAAAGAAAACGCCCATTTTCATCCAGACGGACATGCTGAACATTCAGTGCTGCAACATCAAGTGCAATTCGGTTATACACCGATGTAACGATTGACCTTTCGTTGCCTCTGGACATTCTTGGTCTGTCAGCTCGATATGAGTAGCTCATACCTAAATCCCGGTAATTCGTTTGAACATTACCAGTAAACGCATTCCAAGCATGTTTCAGTCTGGAACCAAAAGACATCTCCATTTTGAATCATCACCTCCTTAAACCATATCAACATTTTTCTTCTTATAGGCAACTCGACCGGAAGCCCAGATACCATTCTTCAGCTGCTGCATATCATAACCTCTGTCAGCCAGAGCCATATGCACGCCGACTTCACCTCGTTTTGCAACGAATTGAACGACACGCCCTGAAGGTGCGGTAACATTCTTGACGGACTCATTCATCAGTTCAGCCATCTTCCGATTATAGGAATTGATAGCCGAAGAACTGATCTTACCTTTCGATGTCACAGAAGAAGGATTTTTCAATAGTTGATTGGCATACTGATCGAGTTCTTTGGAAATATCTTTGCGGGCTTTAGATACAATTTTGTCGTGGTTTTTATGAGCCCAATTTGCGTCTTTCTTTTCCAAACGCTTTTGACCTGCGGCGGTCAAAGTTCCGTCTTTGTTCTGGAAACGGCGAACGCCCCATTTCTGACCGAGAATACCATGATGATACATCTCATCCAACTTGACCACCTTCTTATTCAAATGCGTCTCGATTTAGTTTATAAGCAATATAAGCATCCATCATTGCCGCAACAGCATCGATTTTCTGCTCGTATCGCTTCTTCAAAAGTTTACGGTTTCCGTTTGTATCTTCAAGGGTAATGCAGTTACCCATAGCGAAGGTCATAAGGTCCTCATCGAAGATAAGCATTCTTTCTTCAGAAAGCTTTTTCAGTTCTCCAAGTGGAACCGACTCAGTTTTAGCGCCTTGGATAACTTTCTCAATTCCAAACGGACCGTTTTCAGATTCCCATCTCGCTACAAATTCTTTTGCGTTATAAGGGTCAAACCCAAGACATCGAACATCATATCCACACTCCTGAATATGGTTATCCAAATCTTCATAGACATCCATCATATTAAGTACAGCACCCTCTAAAACAATTAAACTGCCCTCCGCCATGAATTGATCGTATTTGATCCGCATAGCAGCAGGCAGCTTCATTAAAGTTGTAGAGGTAATATAATTTCGTGTCTTGATACCAAAAGAACCATTTGGCAGAGGAAACAAGAATGTAAATGCGCAGAAGTCATCGCCCTGCGATAAGTCTGCACCGAGAGAACAAGGCATCTGCCAGTAGTCCCTCTTTCGATGCGGAAGAGTTTCTTCATAAGTGAAGTAATAGGTATAGCCCTCCATAGGCAGCCCAAATCTCTTTGCAAGGATATCGTTTCGGGCAGCTGGAGCTTTTTCAGCTCGTTCAACATCAAGCTGATAAGTTTCATAGCTTACAGTTTTTCCGAGATTCGGATTAGCCTTGAGCCACATTTCCGGGTCTCCGACTTCATCAATGGAATCAAGCTTATACCACCAAATGGAAACATGGGGATTGATGTAGTCACCCTTAAGGATGTCCATCAATTCCATTTTGATAGTGTCGCCGCTTCCGTTACGAACCGTACCTTCCGAGCTGATTGCAACAATGATATAGTCATTCACCTTGGATGCACCCTGCTCAATAGCACCAATAACATCCTCTCGAATGTCACCGGAAAGCCACTCATCAACGGTCGCAACCTTGATTTGTAGACCCTGGAGCTTATTGATGCTCATTGGTCTGACCTCAAGAAGAGAACCAGTAAGGAAGTTTTCAACGCCCTTTTTTGTAGAGGCTAACTTTGTTCGATTCGCTTTGGAACCAGTTGTGTTTTGCAAAGAGCCTTCTGTCAAGAACTGAAACAGCGGTCCTCTCGAACGAGTGATAGCGGTGCGAAGAGGGGACATTACCTCCTCCGCTTGCTTCATTGTAGGGGCGGTGGTGATCTGATGAGTAGTAGAGGTATCAACATTCAGAAAGTAACCCTGCAAGGTTGAGCCGTACATTGATTTAGCGGCGCCTCGTGCAACGATCAAATACTGTTTGTTAATCAGCCTTTTTTTCACATTCTTGCGAACATAGTGCCCACCGTGACCATCTGGATTCGGTTGATACACGCTTCGCTCAACAAAATAGTACCAACCAAAGATCTGTTCACCCCAAAGTTTGAAGCTATCCAATAAGCTGAGGTCAGAGCCATCTGTTAGAGTAAGTTCAGACTCACAATAAGCGATCCATCCCTCAACAGCTTGGTCATCATAGTACACACCCGGATTAGCGATGAGATCATCAATACGGTTCATTTCCATAGAGATCTCTTTGCAGACTGGGATTTCCCCTCGAATCACGGCATCACGAAACATGCCATAATACTTGGGAACGGCAGTGTTTGATAATGCCATAAGTACCTCCTTAGCCAGCTTTCTTAGCCATACCGTTTACAATTTCTTTGATCTTGCCGTAGTTATTATAAATGGTTAAGGCGGTCGAAGTAGCGGTTGCAATTGTTCCGGCAACTTTCAGAGTTTTTGATACATATTCCTTTCCACGATTCACATCAGTCGAAGACAATTGACTGTACTGTTTCTCCATCTGAAGACGATTCAGTCGGTTACGAAGCTCTGCATCACTCATAGACTTAACGCTCTTACTGTTATGAGCTTTAGCATAGTCCTCATGAGCAGGAGCATCAGAGTTAGAAGAACTTTCTCTTTTCTTTCCGGCTGCGGTACGAGTGCCATCTTTGTTCTGATAGCGCCGGACGCCCCATTTCATGCCGATGATGCCATGATGGGCGAGTGTTGTATTGTCCATTTTGAAATCCTCCTCTCACATTTAATCCGGATCAACTGTTACATTGATTCGCCATTCGAGCTCGCTGATCTGTCGGTTGATTGCTTCCATGACGGCTGAGCTTAAAGGCGGATCAAATGTCAGTTTTACCTTCAGGTAGATAAAAGTTTTTACAAATTCAAGACGAGGATCATCATACAAGAATTCAGACCAGGTCTTACTTGCATCTTCGATACGGAATCCTTCTTCAGGACCGACACCGAGCTGCGTCAAGACCGAGAATGCCGAATTGATGTACATTACGATGTCCGGGTCAAAGTGCTCATACTCTTCAGCAATTCCGAGCAGCTTTTTAATCGATGTCAGTATACTATCCATATCGCGTTCTCCTTACTGCCTGACGGCTACAAATTTCTTCATACAGAATCCTTCGATGCCGGCAGCAGTGCAGACAGCGTACCAGTCATCATTGGAATCGCCCATGTCAATTTCCAATTCGTCAAGACAGGTCACAACGGTTACTACTCTGGAATCCTTAGATGGCTTTTCACGAATGTTCAGCTTCAAACAATCAGTGACAACACCGATCACATTCCGAGCTGCATCTTCGCAAAGTTCTACTTCCTGTACCTCGATGTTATCGGTCGATTCATCAAGAACAGAGTTTTCATAGATTTCCTTAGTCATTGAAATTTTCTCCTTTCATTATTTTCGCCAGGGACAGGTATCATTTTGTGTGCGTTGAACAGGTGGAAGAACCAGTAAGCTTTCATCACCATAGTGAATCGCATTGTGTGTATTCAACTTGGTGCAAACTACATTCTCCGGATCGAAAACGCATGGGCTCCGGTTTAAGATATCTTCATAAGTAATCGGATTCAGATGATGAATCAATATTGAGCCAAAGATTTCATAACCGGGCACACCGAGATCGCAACCCTCATCACGAATGATAATTTCATCTCTGAATTTCAACCACTTGTCGGAATGATAGAACTCTTGATTCAACCAGCGCTTAAAACCGAAAGTCTCTTTCCCAACAGAGCCGTCAAGTTTCAAATAGCGAAATCGTTCTTCAAATGTCGGCAGTGTAATTAACTCCGAATAAGTTTTAATACTCATCATCTTCACCGCCTGCACCGGAATATCTCCTAAACGCTTCGAGAGCCTTGTTGTATAACTCCTTGGCTTCACTGTTGGAATTTAGATTCTTGGTCTTAGCTTCGATAAGCTCTTTCTGCTTCTCCAGAATCTCCTTTTCAATTCGTTCCTTACTGGAACCGAGCTTCAAATAATGTGTTATGACCTGAGAAGAAGCAGTTCCGTCTCTGAGCTGCTTTTCAGCACATTGAACCGCCAAAGAAATCATTAAGTTCTCTTGCGCTTCGAGAGATGTCGGTGGTCTCAATGGGCTGTTTGAGTCGGAAGAGCTTGCAGCTTTACCTTTTGGCATTGGCACTGCCTCCTCTCTTAAAAAATTTGGTGCGGATAACAGGAGTTGAACCTGCACGGAGATAACCTCCAATAAATTCTGAGTCTATTGCGTCTGCCAGTTCCGCCATATCCGCATACTTGTACTGCACTTTTTATCTGAACCGATGCTCTTTTAGGTGAGAATAGGTGCAGTATTTGAAAGAACTTACAGAGCTGAATTTCCACCAATCACCGAAAGGAGAAAAGAAACATGAAAGGAGATGTTCACACTTTATGGAAAATGTCTCAACCCTGTAAGCTCGTTCAAATACTGCACCCGTGGGGTAAACCCCATTCCCAAAATATCCCTCCGGAGATTTTTTTAAGACCGCCGCGATGAGGTAGGGGGTGCGTTTTTGGAGACCCCCTCCCCATGCCATTAAGCCCTGCGGCAGCAGTGCAGATCAAGTGGTTATTTGCTTGTATTGGCTTCAAGTTCAAATGTTTTCAGAAAAGAAAGCAAAAACTTTTTTCAAAGAGCATTAGACCTCAACCTATAGTTCAAGCCTTGTCTGCTTTTGTTGTCTTCGTTCTCTTAACTTTCTTGTAAATGTTCATGAAGTCGTAACGAATGATCTCGTCAATCGCTCTTTCAATCTCTTGATTGTTTTCTTCTTCGGAGAATAGATCAGAAGTGTGAGCAATTCGATCGAGATAAGCGCAAGTATTGTAACCCTTTTCCACATCAAACAGGAACCAATCGGAGAACTGTTCAAATGGATTGTAAGGGTTGTCAAATGTAGTAAGGGCACAAGAACCATTCATACCAGTCACTCCTTTCAATTCAAGTAATTAGACACTGTACTCGTAGAAATACCAAGAGCTTCAGCAATTTCCGATGTGCTGTAGCCAGAAGCATTCATTGAAGCAATCTTATTCTGCTTTGCAGTGCTGAGAGTTGTTGTCGCTCTCGGTGTTGCGCGCTGTCTAAGACTGTCAATGTCCACATTGTCAATGATTTGGGTGAGCTTGTTCTCGCTAATAGCACCAGCTTGAATTGCTTCCCATTCACGGTCTGTAATCTTGATGGTTTCTCGCTTTGCGCCAACAGAGGCACGAGCCTGAGTAAGCGCCTGCTGGCTTGCTTTCTTGAGTTCGCCCTTTGTCATGTCCGGGTTATCCTGCTTTTTAGCAGCCACTACTGCATTAGCCATGGTCTGAGCCTGTCTTTCTCTGGGAGCATTCTTCAAAGCCACATTAAGTTTTGCATTCAGAGAGTCGACCTCAGCTTGATAGGTCTCTTTTGCAGTGGCAGAGTAGGGTACTTTTCCGGTGGATAGGATCTCAAGACGAGCCTGGTTGCCCAGGGCTTTCATCTTGTTAGCGTAGTTAGCATAAGCACGCTCCACGGGGGTATCAGCTTCAGATACCAGGGTATAGGCATCCTTTGCTTCAGCCATCTTAGTGCTGGGCTGAGTACGCTCTTTGACCTTGCCAGTTCGCTTATCAACGTAAACTGGGTCATCTACATCTTTCCATATGTATTCACCAGTTTTTTCGTCGATTTTTGGGCTACCTTGCCTCTTGATAATGGAAGTCTCAGACTTAGCACGGGAAATCAGAGTCGAAGCACCCTCATGGTATCTTCCATTCTCATCAACTGTACCCTGATACTTCTTTTTCAAAGAGCTGATGCCATTGTCGATCTCACTTTGCTTGTAATCCAGCTTGTGTTTTTCGGCGTCAATAACTACCATGCTATGACGAACTGCTCTTGCAAGCTCATCCTGCGTAGCTCCCTTCAAAGTCATGTCGGTAATCAGATTAGAAATGACACCCATCTCTTTCTGTGTGTTCTTCATAGGCTTGAAAGTGCCAGCAGGTTTTCCGCCATACTCCAATTTTGGGTCAAATCCTTCAAGCCCCTTCAGAGGAGGAGTGGAAGTAATCTTGACCTTGCTTTTACCAGAATTACAGGGGATGACCATGACAGTATCACCATCAAAGTCAGCACCTGAAAGCCGTTCTGCAACCTTACTGTTAATACCGATGGCATCTTTAGGGGTGTTACCAAGGATTCGGCGAGCCTCTGCCTGCTTGTTATTCACTGTCAAGATAGGAATCTCAAAAGTTCCGCCATGCGGATAACGAACCAGAGCTACTGTTTCACCATTCTTATAATTCGGAGCATACACTTCATTGTCTTTCATCGAAGTGATAGGTAGAATCACCTGATATTTCTGACGAGGAAGAGCAGCTGCCTGAAGGTGCACAGCAGCAGAGTCACAATCATCCGCAAAGGATTTCAGTAATGATTTTTTGACAGTCGGATTTGTCAGTGAACAGATTTCATCAAATTCAGCCATTTTATCAGATGCCGCCAAGTTCAGCTGCTTATTGACCAGACTCAAACTCTGCTTAGAAAGAAACTGGGAGGGGAGTTTATCTGCCCATTCACCCCAGTCGCCCTCTTCGGCACGCTTATTGATAAGGGAAAGCTGTCGTTTGCCATCAGCATCGATGTAATAGCTCTGCCCACCGGCTTTGATAAGTGAACCAAACGGATTGTCAGGGTCATCTTTGACCTTCTTCAGAACATCCGATGTCGGGGTGCCTTTTTTCTTATTGGTATTGAACATTACATCCACGCCATCAGGAAGATCATCAGAATAGACAGCCATTCCTTTCAAATATCTATTACCATCCACCAGAATGCGAACCTGAGCATAATGGGAATCACCAAGAGACAAGTCATCTACACCGCGACGAATTTCAATGACACCATCTTTCTGAATTCCGCCGTCTTCTGCATAACGGATTTTCAAGCGACTTGAATCCATGCTTTTGGGATAGACGAACTTATCGAAAGTCTCGCCGTCATCGTGAGACACATAGTCTCTGACAGAATGAACATTCTCAAAATTATAAATCTCTTTATGCTCTGTTCCTGGAGGGCAGAGAACCTTGATGTTTGTTTGCTTACCCGGGTTTGTTACCTGAGGGACACCGCCGCCATAGATGTGATAGCCTTCCATTTCCAAAATATAAAGAGCCTGTTTCATTTTCTCTTTCGAAATACCAAGCTCTCTTTCGACTCCGGTTCCGACATCGATCATACCTTTTTCCGAAATCTGTTTTTTCAGAAATTCAGCGGTCTGCTTTGCCTGATTCATACGAGCTTCGGAACTCTCATTCAAAAGCGAGCGAACCGAAGAATCGTTAGCAAAGCCCATCTTGTCAGCGATTTCATTCAAACTATAACCCTTAGCACGAAGAGCCTTAGCCGTAGCGACATCAGCAGAACGGCGTTCATCCTTTGCAAGGCTCATCTGGGTACGAAATTGGGTTGTACTCAAGCCCATAGATTTTGCAATGGCTACTTCTCCTGTGTAAGTTTTTCCATCTTTGTCAGTAAAGGTGAAATTGGACTTTTTCAGTTCTTCCACACGAGAGAGAAAATCGCCGCTGTGTTGATAAGGGTTATCACCCGAACCCCAAGGATAACGACCAGACCTTCTGGGCATACCGTAATGCATTAAAATATCATCCGTGAGACTCATGGTTTAACCCTCCTGTTCTTTGATTTTTCTGATAACCTTGTCGAAGGTAATAATTTTGTCCATGATTGGAACAATATCTTCGGCAGTAGGCGTGTGATATAGAATTTCATTGTTCTGATACAGACGAAGTTCCACCTCGATTTCCGATGGTTTCACCTTGTATTCCAAACAAAAAAGAGCAGCGTATATTTCAAGCTGCTCCATGTGCGCCG